CCGCACAGCCATAAGCCGAGGGATTTTAAAATCCGTGTTTTATTTATTTAAATCATTACTTTATAGAAATAATGGGAACATGCTTACATTATGTGACATAGTAATTTCAATAAGTTACACAATGGTTTTGTATCTTCTTCCTAAGCACCTTGTGAATAGACCGGGCCATTAAGCCCGGTTTTATTTATGCTTCAATTCAATAGGCGTCCCTGCCCACCTATCACATGCATGGACTATCGTCGAACAATTCTTATTACTTACTTTTTCTTCGTTGGGTATATTGGAACCGGCATCCCATCGCGAGCAAACGCTGGCAGTGAATCATAATAAGCGATGTACCTTGGGTCATTTCCAAATACGGTACCCAAATTAGGATATACATTTGGGTCTTGCTGACAGCAAAAATATGACCCAATTACTGTTTCGGTATCATCTGTAAACTGAGCATAATATTCGTCCACGTAAACCTCCTTAAAAGGTAAAACCACTTACAACAATGCTCATCGTCATTGTTCCCACGCTAGCTGTTGCCAAGTAATAAATAGTTTGCGGCGTAATAATAGGCAGGTCGAGAAATGCAATATGCATATCAAGGTTTGCGGCGGCAGTTCCTCCGCTCATTGGTTGCTCTGCCAACCCAGACGCACTTGAAGCAACGTAGTTTTTTATAGCGGCCCCACCGCTAGTTGATGCGACGCCTCTTGTTCCAGATACTGTTTTTGCATTGACAGGAACAATTGCCACCAAAGAAGTAGCTGCATATGACGCCTGTTGAGTATTGCCGTTAATCGCTATCGCACTAGTAAAAATAATCTTTCTATCCGTTTGATAGCCAATGATAAACTGACTACTCGCAGTTCTCCATATGCTAACTAGCGCTGATGCTGTGTAGCCAGATGGCATATTAGCTCCGCCGTATACCTCTGGAGCCAATACTGATGTCGTATTTACCGCAAGGAGTGCAGATACTTGAGTGGTTGGGTTATAAATCGCATATAGAGCCACAAATCCCGCCGCAGGAACGGTGCCAGTATCCATGCCGCCCGTTCCAGTAGTTGCAAGGTTAATTGTCTTGCTGAAGCTGCTAAGTTTGTACTGACGCCCACCTAAAGCCGCCTGCACTATTAATTCATCTGCCGTAAAAGTGGCTGTTGCTGATGCGGCAGTAACACTCATTCGGGAATTGCGGGATGTGCCAATAACACCTGTCAAAAAAGCTGGTATTCCATCATTGACCGTTTTAACAGCTTTCGGCGTTGCTGCCGAAGTCTCATTTGAGCTGTTGATTGAGCTACTCAACTGAGTTATTCCTGGTGTGGTAGTCGATGCGGCTGGTAAATTGCTATTGGCGTGCGTTTTAATCGCCAGTTCCAAGTTAGTTTGCAACTTTGCCGTATCACCATCATCCAGAACATCCTGCCCCGAATGGCTTGCAATAAACTGAGCAAGCACAGAAGCCACAAATGATGACTGACGCCACACAGTATTAAGTTGTTCAGACCTTGCCACCCCAGAGACAAAACCACCGCTACGAGCTGGAAGCGCCTCATAATCAGCATAAGGAATAACGTTTGCACCTGCACTGATCCCAAAAGGAAGAATTTGATTAGACATTTGTTGCCCTTAATGGTGAACCCCAGGATGCACTATCGAATCCTCGGGAATATTCGTTATCTAAATCGAAGCCAAATAACGCGCCGGCCTCAGTTGAAATGATGTAATTCGTGACACCAACACCAGCCGGTTTAACGTCTAAATATCCTTGTGCAATAACCGCTCGCATCACTGATGAGATTTGCTCACCTGTAATGTAAACAGTCATGGTCATGTCGAAGTTATCGACGGCGAATATCTTGGTGCGCCCGTCAGGGAAAATACTTTGATAAATATCGCTGAGGGTTTCGACTGTACCGTCCCAGTGATTAGCCTGTATCTTTGCCCGAAGTATCGTGCGGTAAGTCTCATCGTCCAATCGAGTGAAGCCTGTTAACGAGTCATATGGCCCTTTCCAACTCCCCAGATCAAATCCAAGCCCCTCGGTATCCAGCGAGAAATACACATCGGTGATTGGCGTTCTGATGTTTCGCCCAATACCTACCCATAGCCCGACCGCATCCTCTTGATTGCCTATTGAGCTATCGAGGTCAAAGTCGTTTGTGAGTTGATTTGTCGTCTGCTGGATACCGAGGAACGGTGCGGTGATTAGGGATATATGATCGTAAAACTTCGGCTTCTTTTTGTGATATGGCGTGATGAGACGTTGATATTTAGTCTCGCTCATTAGGTCACCACTAAGGTTATATTCTCCGGCACACAAGCTGCTGCGTTGTTAAATGCTATCTCAATGTTGTTTTCAGATAGCGCCACAGGAGAAATGCCGATTTCCAACAAAGTAATATCGTAAGTCAGCCGTTCAATGCTGCCATTTAATTGCGCAGGTAGATCAAGCCGCTTAATACGTACCGGCTCGCCAATTTCTATTTCATTAATATATTCCGCTATTGAGTTTTTAATAGCGGTACCGATTGATGAGGTATAGCCCTGTAGCGCCTTAATTTCTAACCGTACGTAAACTATTACGGTACCTTTGCGGAAGAAGTTAATCGGGTGAACAATCCCATACTTATCCGTAATCGGGATTGTAGTGGTACCATACGTCCCTGAACCAGGCCCCTTTTTCAGTGCAATGGCTTGTGCAATTTGTGTCGCGTCACCACCATCAACTACGATGGAGATCGAGTGACTGGGTATTCCATTGCCATCGGTAATGCTTGTGTCGTTCTCATAGCCGCGATACCGCTCAACGCCACTGATGCCCGCGATAGCCCCTAAGATACCATCCAGCACCGTGCGCGAAGGCAGCGCCACTGAGTCAGTTTGTCTGGCGCGTAATTCTGCATCCCTTTCTACGGGCTTGCCCGGCGTGGCCCCGGTTGGGTTATTAACGCTTAACCAGCCCCGCGTCGGCGTCGCGATCTCTTTTACGGTATTGGCTAGTGCGACGATTGCACCCGGTTCCGAGCAAATTGCTGTCGCTGTTGCCGTTCCATCCAGACCAATAATCACGCTGGCCGGTAAATCCCAGCGGATACCATCAGCATCACGCACAGCCCCGTTGGTAATCGCCAGCCCGACATTGCCGGTGATCAGTACATCAACGGTTGAATGGGTTTCCTTGCTGCGCTTAATACCATTAATTTTCACATTACTGGAAAGGCCATTCCCGACTGCGGTTGCCGGAGAGAATGAGTTATAAACAGCAATGGAGCTATTGTTCGCGTCGTGGATTGCCAGCGCATAAATACTGACCATCTGCCCATCCTTACTATCAGCATCCAAATAGCTGTCATTGCCGTAAATCTCTTGGAAATAACTGACCAGAGTGCTACGGATAGTCTCAAAATCGGGCGCAGTTATCCCCGTAGCGCTGACAATTGCATTCAGCCCTAACGTATCAAGGTTTAACATTTATGCCTCGCTGGCAACGGTGGTGGTGCCGTAAATAGTGTCTATTGTTGCGGTGAAAGTGACGCGCCGATTTTCGCCGGTATAGCTGGCTTCAAATTCCAGAATTGCGCTAACGCCCTGCGTATCAAGAATACGCTCACGGATAGCCAGGATATAAACATCAGACCGTTGCTTACCGAGTACCGACTGAATATAAGGTGTACCCTCAGTTAAATCTAAAAACCACTGGCCGCGCCATAATTCAAAGCGGGTTTTTACCGCCTGAGCGACCGCCTCCGGTGAGTTGATAAGGAATGTGTTATCACCCTGACCGAATGTGTAATCGCCGTTCTCGTCCTCTCTGCGATAGCGCATATCAATTTACCTTGCCTGAATTGCCGGTTCCTGGCTGCACTTCGTTGTGGGTGTGAGTATCGTCAATCGTCTTGCCGTTAGAGGTAAGGGTGCCGACAAACTCGATAGCGCCAGTGATTTTCGCAGAAACACCCGCCGCCGCACTCCCCACCAGCCCGCCAAGGAACGTGAACAACCCATTAACCAGAACCTCGGCTGAGAATTCCGCTTTAGGTGTCACCACATCGAGGCCACCAGGTGCCACGATTTTAATTTTCTTGGTCGTCGGATTTATTTCAAAGTAGGTTGAGCCATCGTCACTACGGAACTGCGCGGCGCTGGTGCTGATGCCGCTAATTTTCTTTGCCTGTGACTGGGGGCCAATGATGGCGAATGCATCCGATAAGTCATGCTGACGCTCATCAACGGTCTCCTGTATGTCACCTGATTGGTGCCAGAAATCAATGCACCGATCACCAAAAATCAATAAGCACTCATCCCCTGCTTTAATGGGGAATGTCATGGTGACGCCACCGCCACGCGGGAATACAACCGGAACGTTAGTTAGCACAGAGAGGTTTGTTGATTCCCCACCTGATTCACCTTTAATGCCGATCTGAATGTCGCAAGTCACACTGTCAGCATCAAAGAACTGAACAATCCCCGGCATCGATACTCGCAATTGAGACGATACTGATGATTGTAATGTTCGTAGTGTTTCGGCTAATTCTCCCGAGCGGGAGTCTGTTGATACCGTCATGAAAAAACTCCAATAAAAAACCCAGCACTGAGGCTGGGCTATGGATTTCAGAAAGTAATAACCCGCCGAGGCGGGTTTTATTGGCTAGTCTATATTTACACGACTTTCGACTTTTTAAGCGTTTTCCACTCATTCAGAAAATCTTCTGCCGACTTTATTGCCACTTCAGCAATAGTGTCTGTTATATCTATTGATTGAAGGTCATAGTCAGCTTCATGTCTAGCTTTCCTTTGCTGATTTAATTGATAACCCAGCAGTTTCATTTTGTAAGCATCATAAGGCTCTAGTTTATTTTCAGCCTTACTTGCAAGATAGCCGATAAGATTTGAGTGCTGGCTACCTGAATAACTAGGCAAACAAGTAAGTGAGGCCCGTGCCTCGTGATACATAGCATAATAAGATCGAGAGACTGAATTTCTAAAGTCCACTTCCGTGCTAAGCGCGAAGCATCTTTTGGCCGACTCAAGAAAGTCATTACTATTTATAGACATATGCAACCCCAGGCTTTTGGTTTCTATCTGGAGTAAATCGAGCTATTAAATTACAACCATCAAGACCATCTTCTAAACATATGGCCTCAGCTAGCTTCTTATTCATCTCAACGACCATATCAGCATCCTTAGTATCTATGTCGATGACATAGTCACCACCATTTCTACCGCTGACTTCAACCTTTGAACTAGGCATAGAGTATTGCCCCATAATCTTATGGGCAATCAAACCTATCAGTTCAAACTGCGCTGGGGTGCAACCTGATTTTTCGTATGCACTGTATAAATCATTCAATACATCTTCTTTATGCTTTACTGCCATATCTCTACCTTCATCGTCGGATATGAGCCTAATGTGCTTATCCATAAATTCACCGCACAATGATGTGTAACCAAAGCTGTAAGCAAATGAGGCGGCATTAAAGGTTAACCATTTAGAGCTGTACTTATCTGCAAAATCATAAATTACACTATGAATCTTTTTAAAATCTTGATTACGAAATAAAAGAGAACAATAGAGTGTTGCAAAGTTAACATCTGCATACTGGAGCCATGACTCCATTGACTCAATTGCCATGTCCAATTTATCGAAAGTTGCGTAAGCAAGAGCCATGGTTGCAATAGCTTGCGGGGAGTTAATCCCTTTCATTTCGTTCTTAATGGTATGAAAATGTATCTCATCAATTTCAAGTTTTGCGTGATACTTTTCTAAAAGCTCATCAAACCGCTCATCTACCTTCAGTCTCGGCGAGGCCACTTGTCATACCTTAATCGAACAAAATTTGAGTTCAGTGTATTATCTAGATCAGATTCGATCAATAAAAATGCCAGCAAAAAAGGCGAGCAGTCATACAGTTTAGTCTATTTTGCTAGCATTTATTTCTTATAAAGCCTTATGAAGCTGCCCACAGCTTTGTTCTGCCAGCAGATATGATTAAAGTGCCAAAATGAACCTAAAAACAAAAAACCCGCGCATTGGCGGGTTCAGGTGAGGCTAAGCTACTTAGCTAACTGACTTTCTTGCAGGGGAATGAACCTATAATTTTAGGTGCATCCATGCTGTTTTGTAGAAGTTGGACATTTAGAAAGGCTTTACCATCACGCTTGATAAACTGGAAGCCGTACATGTTGCCGTCGCGGGCAGGCATTAAAGCCATATCCATTTTCATCTGCGTATCATCACCTTTAGCCCCAAGGTACGTGATTTTTTGTGAGGTAACAGTTTCACCATTAATTACTGTCATGCCATCACCAGTGAGACGATAGCCGCCGCACTGAATAGCTGCTGACGCTGGTAACACGATGAATAATATTAGTACCCACAAAAATCTCATTACAGTCCCCTTTCTCTCGATGCATTAGTTACCAAATCCTTAGCCCCACGCGCCTCACACATCATATCCATATAAAATGGGTTGCCGCGCGTATCGCCAGTATAGCTAATACCTCTGACGATATACACTCCATCGGTCGCAATGCTGGCCGGTGGGTTAACAAGGCCGTTTACGGTCACGTTGCCATTATCGTTTTGATCTTCAAGCCTGCCGCCTGACATCTGAACATCGCGGCTGGAAAGCGTCGCGCGATAGACTGATTCCTGATTTAACTGAATAAGCCCATTTAACCGAATGTTAGGGTTGATCAGGCTGCGAGCGTTAACGCCAGATCCAATGGTTTGTTGTGGCATGCCAATCAATCCGGTGTTGCTGTTTAGCACAATAGCTTCATGCACATACTTATCATTTGGCACCATATCAACTTTGCCATTCACAAACTGCCATGTGGATTTGCATTGCTTGGCGACGTTATCCAAATAATCCCGTGTCATGCCGTACATGGTTTTACCGCGTGGGAATACCGTGGGCGGCATTTCAGGCATGATCCCCTGTGTTATGCCGAACGGGGCAAGGTTGCGCATCAAAAGGTTATTGATATCGGCCACGGTATAACCCGCCGCTACTGTTTGGTTTATGGTGGCGTTAATAAATGCGTTATGACCATCAATAGCCTGAATCAGGATAAAGGTATCCGTGGGACTATCTCTGCCCGTTATCGTGTACCGAATATCACCCGAGAAAATCTCACCGAAATTCGCCTCTTCTTTTTGCCCGTCTGGCGAGGTTGAACCATCATAACCGGCGATCAATCTTAACTTTGAAAACTCGGTGCCAGTGATCCGGTTCACGGTATTTTGTGACAGATTATAAATTTTGAAGATAGCCACGCGCGGGAATGAAGTGTTGTACCACTCAATATTAAAGGTCACTTTAAAATCAGTGAAATTAATCCCCTTACCTTCGTTATCCAATAGCATCAATTCAAAGTGGCGAATCCAGTTCTTACTCATGAAAACCTCATAAAAAAACCCGCTCGATGACGGGTTAAGTTGCGTGAGTTGATTTAGCTATTCTGCACAAAATATAAATGGCTACCGGTGCCAAGGTTGGCTTTTGTCGGGTACTCCTCGCGGCTATCATCGCTGAGCACAGCAAGAACGCCACTGATACCCAAATCAGGATATTGCTCCAGCAGGTCAACGCCGACCACCAGCGGAACGCCGCAAAGCAGATCAGCGCCGCCGCTATCTCTCACGTCCATTATCCAGCCCGCGACATCACGATAGACCAGGCGCAGGTTAAGTGAGATTTCACCAAGGGTGATATTGAAAAACTGATTATTGGCCGTTAACGGGATTTCTTGAACATTCATTTAAAGTTCTCCGTTACCCAATCAAGACCAGATTTTAACAGTGAATTGTTTGCTGGGGCCGGTGCTTTGGTGCCGGTATTTTGCATAGCCGAAGTGCTTACCCCTTCCTGCATGTTTTCTTTGTCGGCCACTTTGACCGATTCAGTTTGAGACATAATCACTTCACGCAGTGTTAGAACGCACATCAACACATTTTCACTGGTTTTATCGGTTGTGACCTCAATGCCACGGATCAGCATGTTGCTGTACTTTCGCTTACCGGTAATGACATCGAATGGCTGTCTACTTTCCTGCAACTCACGGAGTTCTTGATAGACCTCCTCCGGGCTTTTGCCAAGGCTTAGCCCTATGGTTGAAGTATCCACGAAATCCAGTAATGAACCACCACCCGCAAAACCCACCTCCATTGTCACCTCAGCGGCACGTTTGTAGGCGTGATCGTTAACTGCGGCCCCTACTTCAACGGGGTGCTCGGTTATCTCCAGTGCGTCTTGATGCTTTTCAGAGATAATCACACTGGGTACCAGCAACCCAATTTTTCGCGTTTGCTGCCGGAAGATGGCAGAAAGAATATCCATTCACCCTCCTATCGGGTTGGTGTACTTAATTGCTGAGTGAGCCTTGCATTGACGTTGGTCTGCCTGCCAGCGACTTCATTACCTGCTGATACCGGATCAGAAACACCCGTGATGTAGATGTTCGTTTCCTGCTGCAATCCACCACCCGGCATATTACTGCGCACTTTGGGAATGTAATTGCGGGTTTCTCGGGGCATCAGGTCTAAGCCGTGCTTCTGAACATTGCCGATCCCCCAGTTATAGGAGGCCAGCGCCTTATCCAAATCCCCTCCATTCATCTTAAGGAGCATGCTGAGATATTTCGCGGCGGCTGCGGCTGATTTCTCTGGGTCGAAAACATCATTACCCTTAAGCCCCATATCTTTTGCTGTAGGGTCCATAAACTGGAATAACCCCTTAGCTCCTGCACCAGAGATAGCGAACTGATTACCGGCAGACTCCGTTATTGCCACACTGCGCAATAAACCCGCTGGCAGATTATTTAATGCCTCCAGCTTTGTAAGCGTGGGTTGCAGCCAGCCTAAAAGACTTGCGCCTGACGCTGATGCTGTTGGCCTTTTAACTGACTGACCATATTGCACAGGATCTGTCCCGTTATTTTCACCGCGTAACCAGCGGCCAACGCTTCTCGGGTCAAAGCCAGTTTTATCTTTAACCCAATCGGCAGCGCTATTCCCGAGGTCGGTTACGACTGGCATTGCATCCGGCTGATCACCGCCCTGACTAAGTAGCGCTTTTCCTATCCTGGACACCTCACCCCAATTGCCCTCTTTCAATGCATTAATCAGATCGCCGATCATTGATAACATCTTGCCGAACTCGCCGAACTGCTTCGTCAGGTTCTCGATATCGCCTTTTAGCGTCCAGTTTTTCAGATTAATGTTGAGTAGCCGGGCAATCTCAACGCCGACACCTTTAATGGAATTCGTTAGCTCATCTATCCCCTTGAGCGCAGCGTTTATCTCTGGTTCCCACTGACCCCAGTCAATCAGGCTATTCCCGCCCTCTTTCCATGCTTTATAGTCGTCGTACAGGGCAAAGAGCGCCGCACCCAGCGAGAGCACAATACCCACTGGTGACGTTAGGAACGCTGTATTGAGTAAACGCCATGCCACCAACAAGCCGCCAAACAACATAATGAGTTGCTGCGTTATCGGGTCTAGCTTTTTAAACCAGTTGATGACGTCACCGACCGCCTGACCGGTGCGCCATAATACGCGCGAGACGGCATCCCCCGCCCAGAGAATGCCCCTGATGACTTTCATCAATACCGCTTCAATTTTCGGCCAGTTATCCAGCAGCTGCTTGCGCAGAGAATCAATATCCCCTGCCAGCCCATCCGCCAGATTTGAACCGATTTTGTCTCGCGCCTGACCGAGTGTCATCGAAAGATCACGCATGGACGTCATGAAGCGGTTAGATTGTTTGGCAGCAACTTCAGCATTAAAGCCGATCTTTTTAGCGGTTAGCGCATACTCAGTGCTGAACTGCCCCAGCCCCTGGCGCATTGCCATCAGCGTGTTTTCATCAATACCCAACATCTGCGCGTATTGGTTGGCGCGGTAATACGGCATGCTGCTCAGTTTTGAGCTAAGGCCGGTAAAGATGGCCGATGTATCGCGCATACTGCCGTTCGCGCTACGGGTCTGAATACCCAGCCGATTCAGAAAGCCCTCGGCCCCCGGACTGTTACGGATAAATCGGGCGAGGCTTTCGAGTGAGCCTTGCGCTGACGCGGCATCTACGCCCAGTTGCGAGGCGGCATAACCCAGCGCCTTAATACCCGCTACCGATGCGCCGGTGCGCTGAGAAGCGAAGTAAACCTTATCCAACCCACTGGCAATTTTGGTCGTAAAGCCAACAACGGCCAGCGCCGCCCCTTCGACCACTGCGCCCATCTTCAGCACATTGGCCGTGACGCCAGCGACCACAGCGGAGAATTTCTTCTCCCCCGCCTCATCCAGTTCAAAGCCAAGACTGACCAGGAAATCCTTAATGGTTTCAGCGTTGCTCATTTATCGGATCTCCACTTGTCTATTTTCGCCTGGTTCTCAGCCTCCAGATCGAGGTAATCATTCAACAATGCGATATCGAGTAAGTCGATATTCCCGCTTTTGATTTCCCCCATGGTCGTGAGCTGATGCTTTACCGGGCGCAAGATAAAATCCTCCCCACCCGGCAACGTATCCAGCATTAAGCCGCTGGCGGTTCCGCTGGTGCGCTCTCTTGGAGTTCGTGCAAAAAATTTCCCATTGAATCACCCACCACCCGACCGACGATTTGCAACATAGCCATCAGATCAATGTCATCAAACATCAGTTCGCCGCCAGTAAAGATCGGGTTATAGGCTTTGCCGTGCTTGCGTGTCACTATCGCCAAACAAGGGTGAATAATGGCGTTGCAGTCCTCGTCGCTGATATCGGAAAGTGACTGGGCGATACTGGGTAACGCCGTTTCAATCGTCACGGTACCGATTCGCAAATCTTTGAGGATGCCCGCCAGCAAAGGCAGCAACTTACGAGACACTTTCAACTGCGCAAATACGTCGAGTTTCTGAGAGCGGTACTCGATACCTTTAATCGTAAATTCCATTAATTACCCCTTAAAAAGTACCCAGCAGTTGGTCAGCCTTAATGACATCAAATACCCACGGCACCAGTGCGCCGTCTTTAGCATTATTGAAATCTGGCTGCTTTTGAAACGCACAGCCGCGCGCAGCTAATGTGTCACCGCTGGCAGTATTGCGAATAAGAATGATGTTATTACCCCATGTCGCGCTCGATTGAGATTGCGTGTTATACATGACTGATAATTTTCGATTAACCGGGCTGGTTTTCAGTAAGTTAACTGTCACTGTTCCGCCGTTCCCCGCGTGGAGGCTATGCATGCCCTCTCCATCTGCACCAATAGTCATGGTGTTTTTATTCTCAACCATTGATACGGTTATGCCTTCCTCGGCGACGGCGGCGCCATAACCCAGATCGAATGAACCGCCCACACCAGTAATAGAAGCGGTAATGTCCATAAAGCTATAAGTGTTTGACATTTATCAGTTCCTTAGCGGTTAACATTGATAATGACATCGGCGTAATGAACGGCGCCGGCCAGTTTGATTGCACACTGCATCACCGGCGCTTTACGCCCTTCACGGTCAGCCTGCGCCTGTGATGCCACTGGCGGTGCGTAGACGTAATAACCCTTGGTCAGAGTGTCGCCGGTTTCCAGCACGCCGAAGCTATCACCGCCCCACACACCCGGAGCCACCAGCGCATTAGTCACCGACTGATCAAATGATTTCTCTACATTGGTCAGTAAGCGAGTTACACCGGCGTCTGTCTGTGGAATTTTGGTGGTGCTGGTATACAGCAGGTTATAAAGGTTGTTCTGTACGTAGTTCTGCAACCAATCGAGGCCGTGGCGCTCATCGAAGAAATCACCATTGCACATCACACCTTCCTGAATAATGGCCGTGTCGTTGTCGTAATTGACAAACACATTGCAATTCTTCGCTTTCAGCGCATTGGCTTGCGACTGGGTAAGTGATTCGGCAGTAATGCCAGGCTGTTGTTTAAACTTCAGCGTGATGGTGGTGTTATTGCCGTTAAAATTCACGGTAAAGGCACGACCAAAGATAGAGGCGACAGCGTACGGGCTTGCACTGGAATACTGCACCAACGTACGAGCATAGTTCGCAGCCTTAAGCTTACTGGCGATATCGGTATCAATATCCGCATCCAGCGCCGGAGTCACTTGCGTGGTGTGTCCGTAAATCCGCGAAACATCATCACTCTGGATAAACGAGGCAATACTGATCACGTCTGTATCGCTTAATGATGGGTCGGCAATAACCAGCCCATACCAGCGGGTAGACATGTCAGCCAATTTATAAATGCATGCCTGAATAGTTTCACTCGCCAAACCTTGAACCGGCAGCGCACCAGCGCTCTCAATCAATCCCATCAGTACAGAAATATCGGTACCGGTGGTATTGGCAGAACCATAACCAACCGCCGATGCTGCACCCGTGGTTTTGGATGTGATGATGAAGCGAGAACCATTCCAGATAACGGTTGCAGTGGTGAGTTTGTCAGCCACGCGCGCGGCAACACCGTTTAGATTGGTTTCCGCTGACCAGTCAACACCGGTTACTGTCTTGACCGTGCCATCTACCGTGATTTTCATCGAACCATCTACCACGGCGGTAAAGTTAGCCATAAGCTGCTGAGTTGGGTTCAAAATCGCCCCCCGCAACAGTCCGGCTGCATCCTCTCTCACCCAGCGGCCGACATAGGAATCAATCGGTTGTGGGGATTGCTGATAATACAAATTAGCGGCTTTATACTCGGGCGCATCCAGACCAAAGTCAGATGCGATATCTGTCGCGCTTGAATAGCTGCGCAGACGTTCGTGAGCATCGATAACAGGCGACGGGCCAACCACCAGCAGGGAACCAAAGTTCCGCGCCATAGCAGCACGCACAGCCATATTCACCGTCACATTGACGATGTTAGAAACAGGTAATCCCTGCGACATGGTTATTCTCCGAAGAATTTAACGGGGGCGGAGGTCAGCGATTTAATGCCGTACTCGCGGATCACTTTGCGGCGCAGGATTACGGTAATGTCATACCGCCGTACCCACTGGTTATTGATGAGTTCGGGGACGTTATACATTTTCCCGCATTGCCAGAGCGTGAGGCCGAGGCGCTTTAGCTCATCATTGTTTTGTGAGATGAATATCCCGGCACGAAAGCGTGTAGCTGTTTGCTGCCCGGCTGGACCATAAAAACAACATAAAATATTTAGGCTTTCATGATCCCATTGCTGGCTGCTTTCCTCCCCCGCAATAAGGGCGGGGTAAGCGTCCTGATTAAAGTCCGATATGCTAAAGCCACACCAGGTGGTTCCGTTTTGGGGTATCTGCGTTTGTGGATCAGTCATACGGGGAAAAACCATCTTGGCCGGTAATCCTGAGACCGCCCTGATCCACCTACTGATTTCCCGCTCCAGTTCCTCATCGTAGAGAGGCGGCGGCCCTGTTGGTGTCAGGTAGCCCGCCGTTGTGCTGTCGTTACTCAATCGGCGTTCCTCCGTCAAAGTCCATCAACTCGCAGTGGGCTTGGACAAACCCAGCACCATACGCGGTATAGGGATCGACAAAGGTCACTCGGTATTTTCTGCCTCGGTATGTAACCACGTCAGCATCAAGCCCTGGTTGCCCTTGGGTAAGCCGGAACTGAGTCACAATGAGAATGGCCCCGTTAATGTTCTGTCCCGCCTGCATGCGCTTGGCTTCCAGTGACCGGTCAACCGTCACAACACCGCTAAAAGGGGTATCCTGTGGTGTATTTGTCGTGAACCCATCATCATCAACCGTTTGTAGTTGTCGATGGCATACCAGCGTGGTGTCTACGAAGTCCGGATCAAGAAGTACTTCTGTGACATCAAGAAATGGCATTACTTACTCCTTACAACGTAGGTGATTGAACGTAAAAGGAATCCATGAGCGTAGAGCGGTTTTTCACCGGGGATACCCTGCGCCCGTCTATTTTCGAGTGTTTTCTCTGATAGTGGATGCAGTCTGTCACCGTCTCCGATCACCTTTTTCGCCGCATCACGGGCAACCATCCCCGCCTTTTCCAATTCACGCTTAGCCGCATCCTGCTTACCCTCAAGTGCCAACTCTGCGGCGGCTTTCAGGTGTCCGGTAGTGATCTCCTGTGAATCTTCAATGCCCATATCCAAGAACGGGCGAGGCTCTAGTGTGACAGTCTGACCGCCAATCTGTATCGTGGCCCCTGTGGATTGCAGATAGCCAATTTCTGCGTTGTTCAGGGTTTCCCCTTCCTTTCGCGTCGCATTGGCCTCTGGAATTCCCACCAGCACATCCATTTTTGAAAGGGCGCGTAGAGAGGACAAAACAGACTCGGCATTGTCCTTTCTGACCTTAATCCCGCTTTTCATAGGATTTGCCTTCCACCCGCGCCAAACATCGACCACCACCAGAAAAACTCGCGGCCATAATCGGTGTTATTCCAAAAACCGGCGTCAGGATTAATGATGCCTGAGACGTCATAGCTGACGCTGACCTTATCAACCGACTTGGATGTCGCCACACCACCACCGGAGGTATTTACGCCCCCCAGTGCTGCTGATGCTGTGCGCTTACCTCGTAATTCAACGTAATGCGCCGTCATTAACTCAGCCAGATAGACAAACTTATCCCCAAACCTATCTTGATCCAGAAGGTCATCAGCCATGCTGAGGTAAAAGTTTATTGAGGTGTTGGGGTAGCGGGTTTCGTCAGTAAATTCGGGGAAACTGGCGCGGAACTGATCACTTGTTGGCAGTAGACTGTTTCTTGGCATTTGCGGATTCCTTCACGGCTTCTGCTGTCGCCTCATCGCCGTCACCTGATGTGGGTTCGCTAACGGTTAGGCTTAATACCTGTGCTTTCAGACTGGTGATTTCGTCGTCCTTTTCTGCCACCTGTGCTTTCAGACTGGTGATTTCGTCGTCAAGCAATTTGACTCGCGCAACCAGATCGAGGTTTTCTACCTCTTTAGCAAGGTCGGATTCATCGAGCGGTTTGGCATAGGCGCTAAATGCCCAGTGTTTTTTCACCTCGTCAGAAAATCCATCGTGGATGCCGGGGGTTAATGTGTAATTAGAACCATCAGCTAGGTTAAGAACCGAATGACCCGATACGATATATTTCATTTCAATACTCCATGAAAGGCGGGTTTCCCCGCCACAAATCAAGCTGCTGGGACATCCAGGTAAGCGATGGTGTTCGAATATGGAGTTTCAACTTGCCCCAACTTGCCGTAGTACACAGTAAGCTGTTGCATACCACGATACTCAAGTGGGGTGCTCAGCAGCGGAACCATTGGGAAACGAATATATTTTTCGTCTTGTGTGTACGCAACGATACGATTAGCGCCACCAGCGCCACGGCCATTGGCAAATTTCATGGAGACGATCTCCAGCGGAACCCCGTTTTCTTGGAACGCGATGGTGTTGATTTTCACGTATTCAAGAACAGAGATATTCCCTGCGGAAGAAACCTTTTTGCTTGCCAGTAACCCGAATAAAGCCGGGGCCAGACCCAACTTGCTCGGGCAGACCGCATAACCAGACCGCACCCATCCGTCAGTAAGTACCAGGTTAATATCCTGAACAATCACATCTGGATCGGTCGTTGCAGTCCAGGGCGCAGCAGCAGAAATAGCAGCGATGGATGGAAGGTTTAACAACCCCGGAACACCGATTTCTGTATCACCAATATAAACCTGCTCATCAGTGTCCATGTTCCATTTAAGGCGCATCCCTTCATACTTCTGCGTATCAACTGGACGCCCAACCTGTTGCGCTGAGGCGAGTTCCAAAACAGTCCAACTCACCTCTTGCCCCCATGGGGTTAGATTGTTACGTGTTGGAGTGATATCAAGATTCATGCCCGGAATAGCGGTTGAGTTTTTCCCCAGCCAGTTTTTACCGGTCGGATTTGGCCCACCCACGCTAGCAAAGTCGGTGTTGGTGAAAGATGAAACTTCATCAGCGATAGAGATATCACTGCGTAAAGGCATGTCACGCGACCACTTCACAGAGGTTAGTGGCATGTTCAGTGTTTGATCCATGCGCTCCAGTTCGCCAATCAGGAACGTACCGGATGAATCGATAGTAGCTCGGTCAATTGTAAACATTAATTATTCCTCAAATATTGAAGGCGATTTCAAGACGCCCATCAGCATCACCCGGCCCCATCGCCTCTGCGGTAGTCAGTTGCGGTGTGTTTGTGTCGGTTGCATCCTGAACAAGAACAAAAGAACCAACCGGGCTTTGTGTGGTGCCAGCCGCAACACGCACATAAATTGGTGCGCCTTTTTTGGCAGTAGTAGCGTTACCCGCAGTGATCTTCACGCAGACATAACCACGCTTCAGATTATCGCCGACTGGGTTTGCGTTAACTTTGAGATACGCAAGGTCAGCTTGAGAGGTGATCGGGAAGGGGCGAATAAAAATACCTTTCACCAGATCAATAGTGTCACCACTTTCAAGCGGGACAAATTTATCGTCCACGTATTTACCCGATAACCCGTAGTCGCTAAACACCTTTTGGTTATTCAGCGTTACCGGCTCGATGGTCGATTCACGAGGACGAGTGACTGCCCCGGCAATGCCCATAGGCATCCGGTATGTATAAGCATTTCCAGACATGTTTATTACCTTATTTGTTTTTGGCCCAGTGAGCAGCGTAGATTTTATTCAGCTCTGCCGGAGAGGCGTGTTTTGTATTAACCGCACCGTCTACCGTGTGAAGTGACTGTGGAGTGATTTGGTTTTTAGCTTTATTCAAAGCTGCCGCGCCATTGAAAACTGCATCTACAGTGGCTTTCGGTACCTTGGCGTAATCCTGAATGCCAAACGATTTCAAGTAGGCGCTATCACCCGTACGGATCGCGTTGTTCAACACCTGACGTTTCAATCCTTTATCACCCGTTGGTTTGAAACCAGGACAAATAATTTCAGCATCAGAGATGATATTTCGGCGATAGGCAGCATCAGCGGTGACTTTCGCGTCCTCTTCCTTATCTTCATCAGCCGTTAACACGTCAGGATCGGGTTCTGAATCCGTGGTTTTCCCTTCCAGCGCAGCAATACGTGCAATTAAAGCCTGCGCCCATGCGGGAACATCTTCATCACCCGTTTTGTTCTCGGGTTCAGGTGCGTTGTCCGTAGTGGTGCGTTCTGTTACGGGTAGCGCTGTAGCCTGTGACGGTACGTTAATGTTAATGGTGTGACCGGGGATTGAATTCATGCCATCAGAAGGCATATCCGGCGCTTCGTCGATAAGCTGTTGTAACGCAGCTTCATCTTTGGTTTTAATGGCTTTCGCCAGATTCTTAAGCCATGACATTGTAGGCTTCTCCTTTTTGATGTTTGGGGCTGAATCCCCGATAGCACAACGGACACCGGCCCGACCGCGTGGAATGCCAGCAGCCAGGTGGTTTCCTGTAATTTGGTATTGATTGCCCTTGCCAGGGGCGATTTGTTCATACAGCGCGTCATAGCCACAACTGACATCGGTCAGCCCTGAATTAACGGCATCAATGGCTTCCTGACGCTTGATCAGCACGTCAGCCAGCAGCAGGTCTGATTTATCACCAGTACCTCTGCGTACGTTCTGAATGTGTCCGTGGGCCAGTTCAGAGAAGTTGGAAGGGTTAACGAAAACGATATTGCCCTCATCGTCCTCTGGATGTCCCAGTGTTACTGCGACACCTTCAAAGCTGGCTATCGTCTCTGGCGCAAACACTTCATCTTCAGTGCGATACACCAAAACCGAACCATCCGGCCCCGGAATAAGATCAACCTCTTCCGGTCGGTACCTTTGTGTGCCTGTTCGCGCAATGGCTACGTCTTTGCATAGCAGTGAGCCGTCAGCCTGAAGAAATCGTGTATTACCCAGTTTGGCAGTGTAGAAATATCTCATGTGTTACCTGCTAAATTACGGGCATAAAAAAAGCCGCCTAAGCGACCATCCAGAAAAAGATAATTGTGCTCATTTAGTGACTTTTTAACATAAAGACCCTTAAGCGCACCGGTGGAACACCTCTCACTCAGTTAGCGTGATGAGAGGGCCGAAAGTTGGTATTAATTACCGAAAAATGGGGAGATTTCAGCGATAACATTTTGATAACAAATCGAGCTAATGAGTGTTGAATTAAATTCGATACCGTAAGCCGTATTTTCCTCATTTTCTCGGCGCTGGCACCTGCACCTCTGGATGACATTTACAATTAGGCAAACACCCTGCATGCCCCGTCATACCGTCAAGAGTGGGTGGATTAGCCCAGAGAACAAACTTATCTTTCATTTTTCGGTGAGACTTCCTTGTCCCTGCCCCCTCAATGCGCCACCAGTAACCCTCCGACCCTACAGCCAGAGCGCGGGCTTGTGTTAGAGCACCTGTGGCCCTGCCTATTTCGGTGCGTGCTATGAGTCTCGCACGGCTTGCAGCAACATCACCGGACTGCATGATCATCTCGTACAGTTCGTCTGGCCGCTCGCCATTAATCATTGCCTGAATAGCGCGATCCTGAATATCTTTTACCCGGTCGGCAGCTTCCAGCGGGAGTGACTTCATCAACTGGATTTGCCGATAGACAATATCCTGTGTCACATGACCTATGGGGGTGTTTCCCACCACATCGCGCAAACCTTCGGAAATCTGTTGCGATACAGATCGCCATTGCTGCCACTCTTCGCGCTCAACTTGCAAAAACATCTTTTGGGCTGCCAGAGCGGCCCAATCATCAATAATCTGAGAGTAGTCGATAAGATGAGAAGCAACCGTGTCAGCGCTTGCCTGGGAACCATCGTAAGAGCCAGTTACTATCTGGTTTATCTGGCTGACTATCCCCAGTAGGCTTTTGTTGTAGAGGATTTCCGAACGCCGGTGGAGCGCTGGTTTCAGGTTCATCCTCCGACCACTCTTTCTGCGCATTCTCGATGTCCTCATCTGTTATTGAGCCACCGATGCCGATCACATCTGACAGGTTGCGAAGGTCACTCAAAGCGGCTGAAGGTGACATGCCAACATCACGCACTGCTGTAGCCAGAGCGGTAGTGACATTGCTTGCCATGGTTGCGCGGTCAGTGTCCGACATTTCCCAGAGCTTGTTGAACTCGAATGAGAAATCATCGGGTAATGGCTCGCCAAATTGAGAGCGCCAGGTAATATCCAGCAACCAGCGAATGTGACGCCGCAGCCGTCTCTCCTGAAGTGAATTAATCCGGCTGTAGTAGTTTTCCAAATCACCGTCACCCGTACTAAATCCCGATGGCGATTGACCAAATAAGCGAACTAATGGGATACCCGTTGCGCCAGAAACTTGCTCAGCAAAACGAAGAATGACGTCAGCAATACCTGCGAATGAGTAACTGTGCGTTTCAAACTTATCGCTAGCATCCATGATGGTCATGCCTTCGATGGTCTGAAATTCGCGGATCTTATCTAGGTGTGTCATTATCGCTTTTTCAAGGTCACCACCCGCCGCCAGCGCCTTTCTTAACCCATCAATACTGTATGTGCGTAAGTGTGCTTTATGGATGAGTTGCGTAGTGCCTGCTGTAGCGGTATCAAACGCCTGGATACGTTCGAAGATGCGCTCAATAACCGACATTCCCCACCCGTTTTCTGTTATGGACTGCTGGAATGGTAGTGTGTCGCCCTCCATCCGAATGATGCGGGAATAATGAATCTTCCAGTTGGGTATCCCCTGCTGGCTTGTGACTGTTTTATAGAACCTTGGCTTGCCGAAGTGAGGCCCATACTCTTTTACCAAATCGTTATATGTAGGCTTGACCATCCAGCGATCAAGGCACATCACACCCTTAAACTGATCTTTAGTGATGGTGTCCAAATTCAGCAGCGTTGACATGTCTTGACCGTCAATCATTACCACCAAGAACGCGCCGCCATAGAGCCGAGACCATTTGATTGTGTCGTTCAACCCATCCCAAATAGCGGCTGAATCCCAAAAATTTTCGACTTTCCCTTTCTGTCCCGGCTGGAGTTTTGAGTTGATATTGATCCCCTTTCGGGTCATATCATCAGCAATAGCATCAACTGCGGCCCCAACCAGAAATGATGAGCGGTAAGCAAATTCCAGTATCACTCTATTGCGAGTGATGTATCCAGGAACATAGGTTCCCGCTGACTGGATGTTTTGCGTTTGAGCACCAATCTTTGCAGTAAAATTATTGTACCCGTCAGTAGTCCTAACGGGCTTACTCGCGCCGTTTCGGCGATTCTTACGGGCCATATTTCCTCACAGAACATTTTCGATCTAAGATTGTTTACCTATCGCAGCCCAAACATCCATCACAGTGACTTCCATTGGCGCATATAAGATCATCGCCGAATCTGCCAGGTTGGGTGACTTGGTGCCGTCAGGTTTTTTATCCACCACAATTTTCCCTACGCCATTAACTGAGTAGGTAGGTTGCGATAATTCAGAAGTTAATTTGGTCAGGTTTTTGAGGTTTTTCGGGATAGAGATAATGTCATCAGGATTGAACTCCATGTTCTCTTTAACCGCTCGGTACGTTTTCTGGAACCGGGTACGCAAACTCCACCAGCCTTGCGCTTTGGCGTTCGCAAAGAAATCCTTGTTAAGCCGCCCCTGTTGACCGTTATCGCCGGGAATGGCCTCATCATCTGGGTCGGTTACGCCACCACTGCCACGGAATGGTGTGGCGATGATATGCCGTCTGCGTTGTGCCTCACGTTGTTCATTGATAACACGGGCATCACCACGCGCACCGGCTCCCAATCCATCGGTATCAAAACGGAAAGTTTCGAGGTTTTGTGCATCGCAAATATCAAAGGCTTTTTGTACGGTACCGAAAATATCATCGCCTTTACCCGACCACTCTTCGATGCTTTCAAGCAAGAAACCGTGACGACCGGCAAAGGAGTTGGTGTCCTTGCCCTCGTCAGCAATATCGAGAGCGCCTAAGCGCTGGCCAGTTGGCACAATACCCAACACCTCATGCGCGTTGATTGCCGCCTGCACCCATGCGGACGGGATCAATACGCCCTCAACAGAGGCGCTGTAGTTGATATCAATTTCCTGCGCCACTGTTACCGGATCAAGCTCTTCAACTTGTTTAGCGTACCAAGCGTCGTCTTTGCGCGGATCATCACGCCAATGGAACGTAAACACGTCTACCTTGCCGCTGTGTCGGCGCTCGGCAAAGGAATTCGCCATACCATTAGGTGTCGAGATGTCTTGACGGCAGTTTGTCGTTGCTGAAAGTGAAGCATCAACCAGGTACGGTCGTTCCAAGTGGGAAGATTCATCGACGATGTAGAATGATGTTCGGTCACCGCGCCCTATACCGTCCCCCGCTTCTCCTGTCATTGCCGACTCAGTTTCAGGGAACAGGATTCTCATGTGTGGGGCGTGAGCCTTCGGATTCCAGCCGCCTCGAAACTCAAAAGGAAGTAACCCTACAAAGTTTCGTGCTTTATCAAATAAGGATTTCGGCGATCCGATCTTGTCTACGTATTCTTCTTTACGTGAACCAAATCCAGCAATTATCCCTTTATTGAAAAGGCACAATGATGCAGCCATTCCCACAGTCAGCCACGACATTCCCATATCGCGGGTTTTTTCAGTAATGCCGGGCCTCGATGTGCGCCAATGTTCTATAAACCACTCGATCCACTCTTCCTGCTTTGGGAATAATAAGAACGGGATACGGGCAGGCAATCCACGCTCAACGTTGCGCGGGTCAACTGTCATACCCCAATCAATGATGAACTGAGCCGGGTTATCTTTGTAGAACGCTTTCATAACCGGCAGTAATTCAGGCTGCTGACGAATGCGCTGCAATCGCTCCATTCGCCACTCAAAAACCTGCATATAGTCCGGATTTTTGAAGTCAAAAGGGAACGGCAGTGGCATAATCTTTTCCTCCTTACAAGGTTTTTGCTTGTTCACAGCTAAAAGGAACCACACATGGCAGTTGACGATGAAGTTTTAGCCGCATTATTGGAACGTGACGTATTCGAAGGAAAAGGCGCGGCAGAAGGTATTGCACGCAGTGGTCGAGACCGAGGATATGCAGCCTTAAGTCAGGCGCAGAAAAATGTCATAGACCCATTAATGACCTTACCATGCGATGGTGTTGAAGATCCCGGCGGCCATCATAATGAGTGCACTCATATTTTGGCTGACAATGAGTTGCTTACTGCTATTGGCAGCGAAGGTTACTATGATGCGCTACTCTGTACCGACTGCCGCGCTGACTATTACGAGTGGTATGAGTAATTTGCCGTTAGTGGGGCTCATAGCCCCATTTTTTTAGTTCAGCCCATCATTTTACGGTAGGCTTCGGCGGCTTCGTCTGGGGTCATATTTACCGTCTCAGTTTTAACCGGACCACCATCAGGGCCGCTAATTTCTGTTTTGTTTTTCAGCATACCTAAATGCTGAGCAACCATCTTTAAAGCCTCATCCTGATTACGGGTAATGGCCTCAATACCAAACTTACCCTCTTTCACTCCAGAGAACAGGCGACGAGCTGCACCGCGCAGATCCCGCGTATCGTGAAAGTGAGTACGTCCAACACCCTCACCATTGCATCGGGGGCAGTCAGGGTTAGGATCAAGCGTGGCATCAAAACCGTAACCGCCAACATCTAATGGTTCTCGCTTTTTGCTCTCCACCGCTTTCAAGCGGACTTCTTCAAACTCAACAGCATCGCGCCACTGGTACTGATAACCGAATCCCCAGCAATGTCGGCAACACAAGCGGCGTAGCTCAGTAATTTGGCTGGCATCAGCTGTGGCAATATCCCACCACCATTTCAGTACAGCATCTTGGGTTATTCGGGTGCGCCTTTCCCTAGCGTCCAATGCGTCGCGAATGGCCCGGCTAACCTTAGCATTCCTGTACATGCGTGAAGCGTTCACGTAAGCCGTATTGCCCTCTCCTTTACCGCCAGACCTTTTATATGCCGCCGTACTATTCAGGTCGATCAAGTATTCACTCACAAAACGAGCCTGCATATCATTAAGCCCGTACTCGTCAGGGTTTAATATGAATTCTGGTTCGTCATTTCCATCTACCAGGTATTCTGAATCTATTTCACTTTCAACGTGAACCGCTGGTTTTCTATGTTTGGTTCGCGGGTTCTTGTTTTGGTTCGCACTAATTGTCTGCGAACCTACATTATTGCGAACCTGTTCGTGTTTAGGCCATTCATCAGCCTTTGCCCTCTTTCTTACCGCTGTATCACTTACACCGTATTTCTTGGCAAGCTCTCTTATGGAAAGAGCGCCGGAACGGTAGTCACGCTCTATGCCTCTCCAGTCAGTGTCTTTTGCCATGATGATCCCTTAGTGTCATTACGCAGTAACCTTGTTAGGTTGCTCTGTGATGATATTTAGGCGTAAAAAAACCACCCGCAGGTGGTTCAGTGATTAAATAAAAATTATCTATGAAGGCATTCCCAAATAGTACCCATCAATTTCTTCGATTTTTATTCGTAACAAAGAACCAGTACGGTAAACTAGGCCTCCATCATTTTTGTGGGTTGCAAATTGTTCTAAGTGCAGGAAGTTAAGTGGCAACTCTTTACTATCATTGTCATCTTGGGTGTAAAGTGTTTTACCCGCATTCGAGAAGTATTCAGCCACCTGAATCCCAAGACCTCCAGTGCTAGCCAAATTAGATGCTATTGACTTGTAATACTCTTTACCAGAAGTCAAAGTGCCAGAGATAATGGTCCCTTTAATAAATAAAGTAATAGTTATACCAGCACCTACATTGGCTATACTCGCCAAATACAGCAGATCCGCGTCTTTAATTTTATGGGATATGACGTCTTGAATTTGATTTTCATGATTGTCGCCAACAACATTGTCCATTTTAATCCCCTTAATAAACCTACATCCAGTGCATAGGCTTACATTTATATATGGGTATTTATCTGAATACCAAGGGGGATTGATTAATTATTCTGCTCTCACGATATCCACATTCGTTATCGTCAGCTTACGGATGCGGCGGGTTGCTTCGCGAGAAATGGCGCTCAGATTCTTGGGAGTGGCTTTCACCTTTGCATATTTGCGCAATAGGCTATCAGTTACCTCGCTAATCTGTTTCTCAGTGGGTGGGATAATGCTTACCTGTAGCTTATGCATCTGCTGTTCCTTATTTGAGGGTTACGTTTTACTCCCTACTCTCTGCCGCCAGTCGATAACCTCATCAAGCCGACCTTTGCAGATTCGTAGTTCCCGCTTTAATTCCATCGCGTACAACCCGCCATCTCCCCATGTAGTACCGGTAAATTCTGGAACCTCACAAGGGGTAAGCGCTGACTCTGCGGGTAATAATAGGGCGGGTTCGGTAATGGGTGGTTTAACGGGATTATTCACGCATGACGTTAATGACATCACCAGGCATAGGCTTGATAGCACATTCATCACTCGCCGCTGCTGCTTTAAACCGTGCAACCTGTAATTCACTTTCATTGCGTAGTTTCCTTTCGTTCTCAAGCTGACGGGTTGTAGCTGCTCGGTTGGCTGCGTCATTCACCTGGTATGCATCGATGATGTTGCCGAGGGCTGTGTTTGTGGCTTGCTCATCACTCAGCGCTTTTTCCGCTTTTTGGATATCATTTGAGAGGCGATAACTGTTAAAGAACAGAGCCGACACAATAACCACCAGCACAGCAATGACTAATCCGATGGCCTTATTCATCCAGCCCCCAGCATGTCAGTTCACTTTCTTGCGCACGGCGTTCTATCTGCCCGTAACAGTTGTTGGAGCGAATGCGGCAATCTTTCCCGCCGTCCATGATCCAGCGCTTGATCTCAGCACATGCGCCTTTACGGTCGCCAGCGTTGAGTTTGTAATAAAACGTAGATGGTAGGCATTTGGCAGGGCCAATGTTGTAAGGACAGAATGAAGCTATACCGGCTTTCTGTGGTTCTGTCAGTGGAACGTGAACATTCCGTTCAACCCAGGCTATGGCAGCGGCTGATTCTTTCTGGTTTAACTTGTCGCATTGAGCGGCGGTAAGTCTCATCCCCATTAGCACTGGTTTACCGTCGATATAAGTAATGCCACGACAAATAGTCGGCTTACCCTGCCCATCCCTATAAGCTGAAAGGCGATTCCCCTCTCTCTCATCAAGGTAGTGATCAAGAATTATCGATGCCGGTGCGCCAGCTAGCACAACACCCAGAACGGTAGCGCTGAGCTTGCTCTTTGTTGATATCGACATTAACGATCCTCCGACATCAATATGTGCATCTCTTCATCTGTCAGGTTTTTGTTTTTCCGATTAAGGTACTCTCTGAGGAGTTTTTGCCGCTGGCACTTAAACCACACGCCAGAAGCGCACCCGATTATCGTGGTGATGATGCCAACGATAATGCCTAAAATCATCCATTCGCTCGGGGCAAGGTAGTTAATCAAACTAAATAAAACTGAGCCGATACCGCCGCCATAAGTGGCATTGTCTGCAATCCTCTCCTGCATGTTTTTCATCCTCACCCCCCGGTACCGGTTGGCATAAAAAAGGCCACGCAAAAGCGCAGCCTGAAAAAGTATCGCCACTTCTCGCAGTGGCCACGCTCATGCCCTTGAGTCTCTGCCGCCTTAAGCCGCTAATAACCGGTGTTAGTGTGGCTTGCTAACTGCTTTACCGGTGCGATTTCTCCCATTAACCCTCACCAGTTCGCCCCCAGCTTTTTACCTGAGACTGGCTACCCGCAACTTTGGGTATTCGGGGTCGCATCATGACTGCGACATATACGTGCGGCCTAACCGTTTTGCTACAGCATTTTCCTATCCTCCAGAAATGACAAAGCCCCACCGATTGGTGAGGCCAAAAATAGAAAAACCCGCACAGATGGCGGGTTTCTTTTAATTTCGTCGCTTGCGTGTATAGCTCCGCGAGCTTATGTCTAAATCATATATTTTTTGTTCAAATAGTCAAAGTTTTTTTCTCGAATCTTTTTATGTCTTTATCAAAAGCGTCGCTCATGGGGCGATAAAGCATGTATTCGGCGGTATTAATCCATACATCAATACGGCGGCGACACGTTGAAATTGATAGGTCTGGGTGCGCTTCCTGCATTTCTTCTGCCATCGTGTAGCGTTTCTTTTTAAAAATATAATGCTGTTGCAGTATACCAATTAACCCAGGGGTTGATTGTAGAACCAAGCCAACAACCGAATCCATTAGTAACCCCTCATCATCAGTGCAATAGATTAGATTACTGTGGGCCTTGGGGTTGTTAAGGTCTCCAAATATCTCGAACAGCTCCTCTCTGGATAAGCCTGATTTTCTCAGTTGGCTAATAGCTGCTTTTAATGCGGCTTTAGTTATTTGTTGTTTAGCCAATAATCGGGAGAATACCCCCTGAGCACCACCCGTTTTTGCTATGCGAGACCAGCGCCCCCACATCTTCAGTTTACCCTTGAGCCAAATAAGCTCTAACGTATTTAAGTGTAACTCGTTGCCATCAGCCTTACCGCACGTCGTTGGATAAATCATAATTTCCCTTCCTTTCTCAATATATTCTGTGTGCGCATAACGCCCTCGGCGTGATATAGCCGTGCCGTGTCACTATCAATTAACCTGGTGCGCCGGTCGCATTCGTCATGGCATGCACTACACCCCCATGCAGCCTGTTCATCAGATGGTTTGATCCCGGTACCGCAGGTTCCTGCCAGTCGATAATGAGTGAGAACCACAGTTTCAGAGTTGCCATTGCACACACCAGGAATACGGATTTGGCACTCACGGCCCCTTGCCTCTTTGCGTAAATTAGCCATGACACCCCCTAAGCCGCGTAGCTCATTAATTGACTGGCAGCGTTCTCCGCCTCAGATGGATGACTGAATGATTTACTGAGAATGAAAGTCCACAGAACATTCAGCACTGATTTGTATAAATCGTTGAATTCCAGCTCGTCCATTTTCGCGAATGAAATAGAGCGCGGTTCACGCAGCGTTGAGCCGTCCGGTAATTCGAACAGATCATAATGGCCGGATTCGACAGTTACCCAACGGCGGAAAGCATGGAATGATTTTGCGGTAGATAAGTTTGCAGCACGTTTACCGGCTACCAGCGCCAGATAATCGTCAGCTATCTCATAAAGTACGCCCTCATTCCCCACATAGGAAATAAGTTGGCTTACATAACCGCGCAGGAATTTAAGTTCGAATGGTGATATCGCCCCGCCCTTTGGCTCCCAATATTCAAAGCCTAGGTTGAGCAACGAGAAGAATTTACGGTGAAATGGTGCATTACGCACACGTTTGAATTCGCCGGTGACAATAGTCCCCAGCTTGGTGTTTTTAACGAAATCCTCAGCATCCGGCGTGGCCGGTACTAAGATCCCACCTGTTGATTTAGTAAAACTATACTGTGCCATTTCCGCCCCCGGATGTATGGCACAGCAGCACGATATTTAGGTTGTCGGGTGTTCAGTCCGACACTCAAAATGATAATATACCCAAAAGTAAGGATTACACTAAAAGAAAATATTAATTTTTCGCTTCAGTGGCTATTAATTCTTGCTAACTCTATCTGTAAATTAAGTATAGAATCATTAAATCCCTCTCTGAAAGAAATACTCCCCTCTAGTCTTGAGCCTATCGATTTGTTTTTTAAGAGCATTACACCTACGGATGAAATATTCCTATTTACACATAAACAAGTGAAATTTGCGTACCCATCAATGTAATTACCCTCAATAGTATAAATAAGCCTATTTTCTAATCCATCCCTTAACCCATTAAGTTGCAAATTCCCTGATATTTTATGTGCTTTTTGCTTTATATTAAGATAGACCGTTGTTATCGTTTCCCCCATCACTCCATTAATTTCGAATTTTTCTTTTGCACTAGTGAACCACTCACCGTCGATAATGGCCCCCCTATACATAACTTGCTCATAAAAAGGAATTAGCCACTTTGTAAAAAGGATTTTTATTAAAAAAATTAGGGAGGTAGTTACTACCCCAGAAAAAACTCCTATTATAATTTCTAGCACTTACATGCCCTCGTTAAAAATTCCCATATATCATAATACTATATCGTTAACTTAGTCTCATGCCACCCAAGAGTTTGCCAGCATTTACTTTCACCGATAAATGCACAGCCTTGACTATCACCGGGCAAAGCATCACCACACTTACCGCATTTGCGTCCGGATTGCTCTTTGAGCTGCGCCTGTAGCTCTGCGTTATCTTTTCGTATCAGCATGGTGATGTATTCGTCCATGTCATACGGATCACGCTGCGGGCGACGTAAGGCGCAGTTCTGCTGTAACATTTCTTTTTCTTGCTGATCTATTGTCGCTATTAATTTATAGCTTCCACTATCTCGCTCTTTCTGACGCTGTAGGCGTTTACGGGCCGCAGCCCGTTCTTTGGTATCAGTCATGCAGATGCTCCCGTTTATCAATGTTAGGGCTGAACCATAGGCATTCTATTTTGGTGACCGTGCCGCCCATACCAGCGCTGGCCTGTGCTGATTTCGTTTCCTTACGCCATCCGGCCAGCATGTCGTTATACAATTCGCTGTCATAACCAGAAATGATCGACATCCCTTTCAATTTTCTGACCGGCTCGAGTAATTCAATATGGTCTTGCTCGGTCATTTCGTGGCGATATGAATAACCGGTTGGTTTCCAGCGTTGGCGCGTTTCTGGTAAATATGGCGCATCAATGTAATTCAAAGTGTTATCAGTATCATGATCCAGTAACACCTGAACGGCTGGGCGGTTCTCTATCAACACACCAAGTAAACGCGAACCAATGGCAGCTAAATTATCAGGATAAGACGCCCATAACTGCTGGGCTGTCGAATATTCTCTTTTGGTATCAGTCCTAAACCCTGATTTATTGGCTGTGGCCGACGCTGAACTAAATCCCATTGTGGCCTTAATTACCGTCCTGCGGGCCTGTTCCAATTCATCATCAATAGGCTCATAGGCAAAGTTAAACTCTTCGCGGCTATACGGTGTCAGTACACATAAATCACGTAACCGTATATTCATTACTGGATCTTGCAGCACTCGGAATAGGTTCACGATTTCGCCATCAAGATCATTATAAACCTCCGCGTGGGAGCGGGCCTTTCTCAATAGAACGGATGCCGCCCCCCCCGAACGGCTCAACATAGCAACGGTGAGCAGGGAAAAAACTGGTTATCCATTTCGCTAATCGGAATTTTCCGCCGTGATATCTGATGACCGGATGTTTTATCTCTAACATCAGTTTCCCTCCTGCACAAAAAAACCAGCGGCTTGAATAGCCCCATGAACTACAACTATTGGAATTACTTTGGCATCAGGCATAAATTCAGATGCAGCCGTGATGCCTATATTTGGCAACACGATAGGCTGGCGTAGCTTCTCTTCTACTGCATTATATTTCCCCTGCCACTCCAAACACTCCCGCTCGTAGTGCTTTGCTGTACGCCGGTTCTTATTGGCTGAGGCCACCAGCTCCGCTATACGATCAGCTATGCTGTTAAGCACCTCACTTTCACGCGGTTCTACTCTCTCGGCCGCTGAACGAATTGCAGCAATCATGCCATCGGTTGATATATTCATTTGGTCTCGCCTCTGTGGTCTCTGCGGTCGCGCCAGTAATTTAAGCGCTCTTTAAAAAATTCCCGGTAATGCACCGGCACCCGTTCAATCGCTTCAAGTACCTGAGCGCGGTTGGTCCTGCGCTCGTACAGGTTTTTGATTAAGCCGCTGGCTCTCAAATCAAGATTTAGCTTTTCTTGGTATTCCTGAGGCCAGAGGCAAATGTTGTACGGGAGTCCGGGCGGGAGATAATCCGATTGCCCGGTCATGGTATTAACTCCCCATGCCTACCGTGCTCATCAGTTGATTTATTCGGGATACTCGCAAGCAGTACGCCAGCTCCTTGTCATCAAATGGCATTCTGGCGGGCTTGGTTCGGGGTTCGCTTTTGTTGCGTTTTACTTGCGTGTCAGAGAATCGGAAAAAATCCTCTGAGATACTGTTGAGGGTGTATTGAGTCTTTCGACCATTGCGGCGGGTAATGTCTGCGTGGGGTGATCGAACCATACCCTGCACTCGGTAGCGCAAAACGCTAATCGGCATTTCAGCATTAGGAAATTTTAAAGTAATAGCCTCGATAATCTGGCTGTAGTTCATGCTTTGGCCCAGCATAACCTCTGCCAATTCACGGGTAGTTAGTTCACGTTTTTTCATGGTCTTGCCTCTTTTGGGGTGACTTAAGCGCTGGTCAGGCGCGCTTAAAATTTTGGTGTTGAATAGTGTTTTTCTTTGGCCGGTGGCCTTGATGCCTCTTTTGCCATTCGGCTGGCTTCTTTTGCCACCAGTTGATCCACCGGTAGAAAGTGGCCGTTTTTAAATTCCTGATAAACGGTACCAGGCTCGCCAAATCGGTTTTTGGTTACTATGGCCTCAGCAAATCTTGCTGCCGGACTATCTGCGTTATAAACCGCTTCTCGATACAGCATGATGATGCTGTCGGCGTCCTGCTCGATTGAACCTGAGTCCCTGAGGTCGGAACTGATTGGCCTGCGGCTACCTGGTGGCCGTTCATCCACTTTTCGCGACAACTGGCTCAGTGCAAAAATCGGGGTATTTATCCGACCGGCCAGCGTTTTTAATCCGCGTGAAATGATGCCGATAGACAGGTCATTACGCTCCGCCTTTGGCTTGGTAATCAGGCCAAGATAATCAACCATCACCATTCTCAGCTTTGGGTACCGGCGCTTGTGCGTTTCTGCGATAGCCCGTATCTGATCGATGGTTAGCTCACTGGCATCAACGATCCAAATATCACGACCATTCAATGCCTGTAGCGCGGAGTTAATACGCGCCCAGTCCTCATCACATAACGTTTTAGGGTCGCGTAATTTAGACACTGGCAAGTTACCAGCACCGGCAACGGAACGTTCCACCATCTGTAGGGAAGCCATTTCCATGCTGAATATCAGCGCACCACCGCCGTTCTGTGTAGCACCCTCAACAATCTTTAATGCAAACTCAGTCTTACCCATACCCGGCCGACCAGCGATGACAACCAAGTCCTGAGGGTTAAAGCCGCCCGTTATTGCATCCAGCTCGACAATGCCGGTACGCAGGTTCATTGACTCAACTTCGCCATTCATCCGCTTATCTAGCGTATCCATGAAGCCGGGCAACAAGTCATTTAGGTGAACAGGGATGATGCCGCCACTGTCTGCCGTCATATCGATCAGTTGTGTTACCGCACCCTGTATCACCTGATCGCGCTGTTCCTGATTGTTAGCCCCTCGGATGCCATCAGCAGCGGTCTGGAATAATGCGGTCATAGTTCGGCTGTACCAGGTCTTACGGGCATGCGCGGCATAGCCTTTTAGGTTCGCTACGTTTCCCGGCATACGGACAATTTCAGACAGAGTGGCCAGACTATTTCCGCCCAACGCCTCACTGACAAACAGGACATCGATCAGCCCTTTAGTCAGTGCCTGCTTTTTAATTTCCGCATACGCAGAACGGTATATTCTTATGCTGAATGCTTCCTCTGGTAGCGTGGCTATTACCTCCAGCGCATCAGGGGTAGAGCCGCCATAGAGCAGACCAGATAAAATTGCCGCTTCCAATTCTTGAGGCTTCATAGCGCACCATCACGAGTTTTTCTCAAGACTTCCGGTCTCATCAGATAATCGAAATTTGCACACCAGTGCGAACCATCATCACCACCGAAATAATACTCTGACGCACGTTCGCGAAATGCCTCGAAGTAGCCCTGGAATGCCTCGAGGTCTTGGGTTTTCAGGTATTGGAGTAATTCGCGGATAGCGTGTTTACGATCCTGATCAATTTCGGCCGGTGGTAAAACATCGCCGAATACACGGTTATACGCAGCAATGACCGCATCACAATCAATCCGCCCGGCAGACTCAGACCATGCGCTGGCATCAGCCAGATAACCATCGAATCGGTTTACACGGCAGATATTCGCAGGTTTGGCATACTTGCCGTTGCGGGGTTTCCAGGTGCTGACCACCCAATGAGTCACCAATTGCAAATCAGCCAATGAGTAGGCTTTCCGTGATTTGGTGGCATGCAACAATATTTCGTACGGTCGAGGGTCTTTGCACCGGGTATGGGTGAGTTCGTTGTAATACGCCAAAGCCCTTTCAGCATCAGCGAGGATGTTTTCCGTTTCCCCTTGAGGGGTAAGGGGTGTTTTATTCTTTGTAGTATTCTTTGTAGTATTCTCTTGTAACATTTGGTCATTCTGACTAGATGTGATCTTGTCATTCTGACCTGCTCCCAATTGGTCATTTTGACCAGATGCATTTGTAGAATTAAGCAACTCCAATTGGTCATAATTTATCGAATACCACTTAGTGCGGTTATAGGGATCACTGAGTAACACTTTATGTAACTGACCAACTGAAATTAGTTTCATTTCCAGCAGGTTTGCCAACGTGCGTTTAATCGTACTATCAGACCAAAAGCCTAATTCATCGGCCCATTCAGCCGCCGATTTATAAAACCACTTCCGGCCTTCATGACGGTGATCCGACCGACATAGCCAATAATGAATTTGCTGAACGAGTATGGCTTCATTGAGGCCAATCTCTTTTGCAAGCGAGGGTAGTACTTGCAGCGGAGGTTCATTAATTAACAGCTTGGAGCTATTCATCTTCAAACCCCCAGCGCTTCCGCTATTTGCCGACAGGCAGACTGATAATCGTCGGGCGATAGATTTAATTTACGCAGCTCTGTTTTTTTCTGTTCGTACTGCTCCCAGATACTCATAGCGGCAACCAGGCGCCCTTCAAAAATTGGCGCAACATCAGCTTTGCTGGCTGGCTGTCCGTTCAACATGAACCCGTTGCAGTACGTGATTTTATCGATAGATGTAAGCATTGGTCTTGCCTCTGTTTTATACGGTGGTCAGCCGTTGGTGTTGTGGTCTGATTGCGTGAAGTGCCGCAACAGCGCCCGATATTCTTTGTGACATGTCACAGCCATCTAATAGAACCGCGCTAATTGCTGCGGCAAACTCTCTGCTGGCAATCGAAACCAAATAATTAACGGTCTCGCCATTCACTCTGGCCCGCCGTTCTGCCGGGAGCGCAGCTTTAAGTACCGGTGATAATTCCAAGACCTTTCGCATTGATGCTTTTGAATCCCCGCGCAGCCAACGAAATAACTGCTGCCGGTTGTTGTTGATAGACTTCCAATCAGCGTTGCCCTGCTCGTCTTCAATGGGAGTGAGGCGTACTGAATCCGTATTGATACTAAGCAAGAAAAACATTCTGCTGATCTCGATAGCTACATGCTCCTGCCCCCGTTCTGCTGCCCATGCCTGTACTTCAGCTTTAAGGGCGTTAACTTGTTGTTCCACGTTGCGTCTCCTGTCGCAGGAAATTGATTATTGATAATCAGATTTGTGTGTGGGGTTTGTTTAGACTAACTTCAGGTTCCGGATGCGGAAATAAGTCAGGTAAATCAGGGCGAACTTGATGCGCTTGTACCTCACCATTGGTAGCTTCAACGAGGAATTTAACATTTCTCGGGGCTACCTTTGCTTTGCCGCATAACCATTTTTGAACGGCCGCCTGAGTAACGCCGCATGCCTCCGCTAGTCTCTTTTGAGTGCCAACAATTTGAATTGCCGTCTTAATTACATTATCCATTTCAATCACCTTTGTTGTATTTAATTGCAAATATACAACCAAGGTTGTTTTTAAGCAACAACAATAGTGATTTGACCGGGTATAACTAAGGTTGTATTTTGCGAGGATGGGAATGACACTTGCACAAAGATTGAAAGTAGCCATGAAGGAATCTGGGCTAACTCAGGCTGCACTAGCTGAGAAGGCTGGAGTTTCACAAGCTGCTATTCAAAAAATAACATCCGGTAAAAGCCAGAGCACCACTAAGCTACTGGAAATTTCCCGCGCACTCCAGGTACGCCCGGAATGGCTTGGAGAAGGGATTTTGCCGATGAAAGAATCGACTAAAACAATAAATCAGGAATCAAATATTCCTTCTGAGAATGATTGGGGGAATATTATACCTTGGGATAGTCAGTGTCCAATTCACGAAGACGAGGTCGAAGTGCCATTCTTACGTGATATTGAACTTGCTGCCGGTGATGGTAGCTTTTGTGATCAAGACTACAATGGTTTTAAACTTCGCTTTTCGAAATCGACCTTGCGGCGAGTTGGTGCTCAGAAAGAGAATGTCATTTGCTTTCCAGCCCATGGAAATAGCATGGAGCCGATTCTACCAAACGGTACGACAGTAGCTGTTGATTGTGCAAATAAAAAAATTATCGATGGTAAAATATATGCAATCAATCAAGACGGATTAAAACGTCTTAAACTTTTATATCGTATGCCAGGAAATAAGCTAAGTATCCGCAGCTTTAATAAAGCCGAGCACCCAGATGAAGATGCTGACGGAGAAACCGTAGAAATTATTGGCCGCGTGTTTTGGTGGTCAGTTCTGGATTATTGATAGCTCTAACTTCTAAGTAGTCCAATGAGGGTAGGAGTGTCACTCAACCTAAGAGTTAAAGGAAAATATGAAGATATTCGCTGAGAAATTAAGAGCGCACTCTGATCACGTAAAAAAAGTAAGCCATCATTGTTCTACCGAAGAAACGACTAAACAAGCATTAATATTGCCAATGTTAGATATTCTTGGCTTTAACTCTTATGACCCAACGAAAGTTAAAGCAGAATATGGCGCTGATTTCCCTGGTGTTAAAGTAGGTGAACGAGTCGACTATGCCCTATTTTGCCATGGTGTTCCTGTCATGTTTATTGAGGCCAAGGGCTATAATCAGAAACTTGATAACCATTGCCCTCAGCTTTCTAGATACTTTAACGCGACACCTGAGGTCACTATTGCAGCTATAACTAATGGCACCCATGGCGTTTCTTTACCGACCTTAAGCAAAGAAATATTATGGATGCCTCTCCATTCCTACAGATTGATGTAGATGAAGCATCGGACTCTGATGCTCATCAGCTATATCAATTCCGTCACGACCAGTTCCAACCAGAAGCACTTCGAACCTTAGCTGAAGAAAGCATATACTTATCAGCATTTACTGATGTTATCAGTGATAGTTTAAGGAATGTTGATGCTGATTTTGTCCGCTATGTTGCAAGTCGCTCTAGCGTACAACGACAGTTGAACCAAAAGTTTCTCGACACAATTACACCACTAGTAAAAATGGCAGTAGAACGAGCTGTTAGTGCAATGGTAGTTTCTGGGCTATCAATGGCTTCCAACAAAGACAAAGATGTTGAAGTCTCACTAGCACCAGAGCTGAAAAAAATAGATGAAACAGCGTCAGTCGTGGATCCTGAAAATTCAAATATAGTTACTACGCATAACGAAAGGTTATTTTTTAGTAATATTCAACTATTACTTGGTGAACAGGCTGATATTTCAGCAAAAGACACAGCCAGTTATTACAATATTCTTTGCCAGGGAAAATCAAACCGTTGGGTTGTACGCTATTTTGATAGTAAACAGCGACCATCGATAATTTTACCAATTGAATTAGATGAAAAAGCTATTGCAGAAGTTGAGCGAGCGGGACTTGAGCTAGCTCCAGGCAATCAAATTATAATAGATCGCCCTGAAAATATTTTGCGATTATCCGGGCTAATCTTGGATTCATACAATTACTGTATGGACGATGATAATTTCAGAAACAAGAAAAAATAGTAATCCATTTCCTGCCCCTTCTCATTGGAGGGGCGCATACATGAATCCCTACGTCATAAACGCCTACCTAAATTCAGCCTTCATTACTTGATTAACCTCTAAAAAATTCAAAAAAGCACAACCAAACTAAAGCTAAGAAAACACAAATAAAACCAATGCGCCATAAAATACAACCAAAGTTGTTGACACAAATACAACTAAAGTGTTTAATTGTTTTCATCAACACGGCACAGCAGCCGATGCGAACAGGCAGGACGCCCACGAAGTAGCTGCCGGTGGCATACGAAACACCGGATGATTCGCAATTTAGGTTTAGTACGTTCTGACAGCCCGGAAAGACGGCACCAAATTACAGACGTAAAAAAACCCACCGAAGTGGGCTTCTTTACCCCGGATCACCGACCAAAGTTAACCGGGAATTGCTAACGGGGACCAACCCGTTAACAGAGGCAAGACCAACGGCTTACGCCACCAATCTTACAACCAGTATATCAGGAGTTGCTATGACAGCACTACAGATAACCACCACGCTCTATATCCATGTTAATCCGCATTCAGCATTGAAAGATAATCGCTTTATCGTGTGTACCTGTGACATGTCACAGTCCGCGCCAGCCTATGCGTTACTCGAAACCCGCGAAATCACGTTGGCGTTCGACGAACCCGATCCATTTGAAATCATCGGTAAGCAGGTTGATTCACTACGCGCTCAGAAAGAACGTGTCGCGGCGGAATCATATCGGCATCAGTTGCTTATTGATGATCAGATTCAGGCGTTGCTCTGCATCGAGCACACCATGCCAGCAAACGTCTCTGACGATAGCGACATTCCTTTTTAATTAGCCCTACATCAAAGACCAAGATCCGCTTAAAAACCAAAGAGGCAAGACCAACATGACTGTATTTATTTGCTTATTCAAGCCGAAAAAAGCGGCCGTCAAAAATGGGGCTATCCCACTGGTTATAGCGCTGGAGGCCATTAATAAGAAAATGGCATCCGCACTGGCCATCGCTAAATTGTGGGAGGCCTACCCCGCCGCTGGCGATAACTTCGCTGATCCGAAAATCTGTGAGGATTCAGTCGGGCAACCGCGCCCTGTGGTCGGTGAATTCGACGAACAGTTCGCCCAGGAGAATACTTTTGATGGCAAAGTATGGACGCCAAATACCGCGGCATCGCCAGAAGATGAGGACGATAACGACGGCGACGAACAAGGTGATGATTCTGGTTTAGTGAACTACGCCAAGCTGGGCATCGATGTCAAAGTTGGCAAAATCCTAATGTATGACTTACGTGACATCGATACGCACGAACTATCACTGGTATATGACCTGGTTAACGACGATGAGGGCGATGCCGGGCTACGTTCCATTATAACCGCATTAGCAGGCATACCGGCTATAGGGGCAATGTACCAAGAATCGGTCAAAGAGCTGATCGACGCTATCAATGTGAAATTCCCGAACACACCTCAATTCCCAGAAGTTCGAAAATTCGCTCAAAAATGGGTTGATGAACCCAATAAGCGGGACGAGTTAACCGGGACGAAAAAAGTCACCCGCATAGATACACCGGCCCCTGATGCGCCAATTAAACGCAGCTTTGAACACACATATAAAACGCTTGATCTCGAAGTTGCTCTCGCCTTGGTACCGGCTGATTTTAACTGCTGGGAAATCCATTCAGCAGAAATGAAGCAAGCAAAAGAGTTGATGGACAGTAATGATGATGCCTGGCGCAAATGGTCAACCGAATTACGCGTTCGTAGCGATGCGTTGTCTATTCCGCGTGAAACCATCTTTGAGATCATTCGCGTGGGTAAAAAGAAACCTATCTTCCTCACCAATGCCGCCGCCAGAAAAGAATTTATCGCACAATGTATCGCCGCCAAAGGGCCGCAGCCTGCGGTTAAAAATTTGGGTGACGGTAAGTTCTCTATTGATGGTCTGATCGGTGGTGAACCCCAACCGGCGGCAAATAGTGAAACAAAACTGGCTCTGGTTGCTAATTCTGAACCAAAAACTGAAACAGAACCGCCAATTGTTGCAACAGAACAGGAAAAACCCGTACAGGAACCCATCACCGATAACACCGCTCAACAGGCTAAAGAGACGTTGGATCAGTTGGGTTATGGCGTTTATGCATCGGTTGATGAGAAGCCGGCAGAGGTTATTGAGACGACGCAACCAAGCACGGTTGCTAGCGTAGAAGTTACTGTTGATGAGTTCCAACACCGTGCCGGGTTGATTGAACAAGAGATTGCGCAGAAGTCCCCTCAGGAACAAGAAAACCTGCATATTTGGAAATCGGTACAACGCACCGACCCGCGCTTTACCAAACCTGTAGAGGGCGCGGGATATGTCGCTACCAGCATTAACGCTGAATATATGTTTATGCGGGCCACGGAAGTATTCGGCCCCATCGGTGAGGGTTGGGGCTATACCATTCTTGAAGAAAAGATGCTGCCAGGCGCGCCAATGTCCGAGGCTATTTACGACGATAACAAGAAATACATTGGCAACCGGCTTATTCGTGATGCCGATGGCACATTGATATGCGAACAGAATCACTCAATCAAAATTCAATTCTGGTATTCAATGGAGGGAGAAATACGTGGCGAGATCGAAAGCTACGGAGCCACCCCTTACATGTATAAAACCAATAAAGGAATTAAGGCTGATAACGAGGTAATCAAAAAAAGCCTCACGGACGCCATTAAGAAAGCGCTATCTATGCTGGGCTTTAGCGCTGACGTATGGCTCGGCATGCACGATAACCCCGAATATATGGCAGAAAATAACATTGAGTTTGCTATTAAAAATGCCAGTGAAAAAGCCGGTGACTCAGTACGTCTGCGCAAAGAGCTGGATGATAAATTAACCAAAGTCGGCAATACCATTTCGAATGCCGTCACCACCAATGAAGTGAATAAGATATATAGCACCATTACGCGAGAAATCGACGTACACCGCAAAGATGCCGACGCCAAAGCTGACAAAGAATACGCCAACTACCTCAAAAGCCGCCTGCTTGCATTACATCGCTTAACCGAACAACGGGTTGCCGAACTTAACGCACAGGAGCAAACAGCATGAGCAATACAGCCATCGCATTAGCCGCAGACCTTTTCAAACTGCAACAATTAGTTGAGTCCTCAGAGGAACTCACGCCAGAAATGATCGCCGATACGCTAGAGGATTTAGAGGGTGCTTTGGGGGATAAGCTGGATGCAACCTATGTCTTTGTTCGCAACCTTGAAGGCCAGGCTAAGACCTGTGATGAGGAAGCTAAACGCCTGGCTGAGCGGAAAAGGTCATTCGAGAATCGGGCCAAATCGATCAAACAGTATGTCCTTAACTGCTTATTGGCCGCAGATAAGAACACACTTAAAACACCGTATAACACATTCACCGCGCGTAAAGGTGTGGCCAGTGTGGTGATCGACAATGAAGACTTATTGCCCAGTGAATTGGTGACAGTGCAAACCATCGTAGCGCCCGATAAAAAGGCCATCAAGGAAGCCATAGAAAATGGTGTTGATGTTAAAGGTGCGCATATTGAGATAGGCAATCGTAGCCTGCAGGTTCGCTAATTTCATCCCGCCCCAAACCAACGGGGCATTACTGAGGCAACACCCATGCTAAAGCGTACTCACAAACGCGGTGAAAAGTCCTATATCACGCTCCCCGATGGACGAACGGGAACTATCCACACCGATCGCCGTTGTGATGTTCACTACGATTTTCCGGTAGATGTTCGAATTAGCAGCACTCAACCGCAAGAAGTCGCTGAAAAGTTGATTTTGCATAATCAGAAATAATCAACCCGCCCCGCTAGCATGGTGGTAATCCAACACCAGGGAAACCACTATGCAGCCATGGCAACCGGGCAAGCGCCTATTAACCGACTTCGATATTAAGATCGGCAAGTTATCAGCCAGTGTACGGAAACAACAACTCACCGACCACGATATACAGCGGGCCTGTTCTGCGACCGACAGAGCTATAACCCAAATGATACAGGGGCAAGACCATGAAAAACGACCACGACATAATCACCAAAGAGGAGATGATTGAGTTGACCGGTCATCACTACAAAACCAAACAATGTGACTCTTTACGCCGCTCGGGGATCTTTTTTATCCGACGTCCGGACGGACACCCGAAAACCACTTGGGGCCATTTTTTGAATCCAGTCAGTTTGCGCGGTAAGCCGCTGGAGCCGGAAAAAGAAGAACCCAATTTCGAGGCCATGAACAGTGGCCGGTAAACGCAAGAACGCCGCCGATAACTGGATGCCCTCACGGGTATTCCGTGGCCCCAGTGCTTATAACTTCAAACACCCGGACGGACGCACGATTAGACTGTGCGCACTTAACGCTACACAGGCAGAAGTCTGGGTTCATTATGAGAAGTTCATTAATGAGAAAAAAGACAAATCAACGTTAAATACCTTAGTTGAGTCTTTTTTCCGATCCGTTGATTTCATTGATCTGGCAACCGAGACACAAAAAGACTATCGAAAATACGCCTCAAAATTATTACCGGTTTTCGGTGCCATGCACCCCGATAATATAAAACCTGAACATGTCAGAAAGTATATGGATAAAAGAGGGTTGAGCAGCAGGACACAGGCAAACAGGGAAAAAACGTTTATGTCGCGGGCCTATAGATGGGGATATGAACGGGGATTAGTGAAAGGCAATCCCTGCAAGGGAGTTAAGCAATTTAAAGAGGAATCGAGGGAACGCTATATTACAGATGAAGAATATAACGCTTTATATCAGACTGCACCCGACATCGTACGAGCAGCAATGGAAATAGCGTATCTGTGTCTGGCGAGGCAAGCCGATGTGCTTTCATTGCGCAAGGATCAATTTAGAGAATCGGGGATATATATCAGGCAGGGTAAGACAGGGGCAAAACAAATCAAGGAATGGTCACAGCGCTTACGTGACGCTATCGCACTGGCAGAATCCCTGCCCTTACAACCCGGTATCAGCAGTGTATACATCATCCGCCAACGCACCGGACTGCGGTATACGCGCGACGGCTTTAATAGCCGATGGCGCAAGGCCAAAGAAGCAGCAAAAGAGGCACACCCTGAATTGGATTTTAATTTCACCTTCCATGATCTGAAAGCCAAAGGTGTTTCTGATCTTGAGGGTTCACTCAGTGAGAAGCAGGCGATATCAGGGCATAGAAATATGGGGCAAACGGCGCGATATGACCGGAAAATAAAAGTTGTGCCGGTGGTAGGCAATCAGAAGAAGTGATTTTTTATGCGTTAGCTGGATTTTATGTTCCTAACGCATCTTCCTAACATCTTCCTAAATGTGATTTCAGGCACAAAAAAAACCCGCCTCACGGCGGTTAACGACATACTCATACTACTTTGTTTTACTTATACTATTTTCCATGGTGCCCGGGGCGGGACTTGAACCCGCACAGCCATAAGCCGAGGGATTTTAAAAATTTGATGCTACTTTTTAAAATCAATAAGTTAAGTGTATTCAATAAGTTATAAATGCGCATGTTTAGCTATATTTGCGCAGGGTTTGTTTTTGCTGCCACTAAAATTCACTATTTATCATTCAATAACTAGCTTGTCGTAGGGGTTTAATGCGATGGCCGCATCCAAGTGGTTAGGGGCAAAATGTGCATATCTCATCGTCATTAAAATAGTGCTATGACCAAGAATTTGTTGCAGCACTAAAATGTTTCCGCCGCCCATCATAAAGTGACTAGCAAAGGTATGTCTGAGTACGTGTGTGCGTTGCCCTTTAGGCAACTCAATAGCCGCCCTTTTCAATGCATGTTTAAATGCATCATAAGATGGAGTGAATAAAGCGCCGCGATTTTTTGGTATACGCTTAAATAGTTTTTCAGATATCGGTACGGTTCTGTTCTTTTTGCCCTTAGTATTAATATAAGTCACACGGCTAGGCAATATCTGCGACTGTTTCATATCCTGCGCTTCTCCCCACCTAGCACCTGTAGCCAAGCAGAGGCGAACGATAGTTCCCAAACTTTTATTTTCCGAATCATCACAGGAGACTAAAAGCCGCTTGATTTCATCTTGGGACAGAAAGGCCAGTTCTTGATCGCCCTCGCTAAATTGCCGGATACCATCAAGCGGGTTACTTCCCTCCCACTCACCAAGGCGTTTTAATTCTGAAAATACAGCATGTAGGTATGATTGTTCGCGGTTAACAGTGGCTTCTTTTACAACAGTACGTCCTTTTGCTTGCCATTCACCATTCAGCCGCCGTTCCCGATAAACAGCAAACATATTTTTATCGACATCTGCCGCTAAGGGTTCCCCCATTCGCTCGCAAATAGCCAATAATTTAGTTTTACGGGACTCGCCAGAAGATAGGGTCTTACCGTGCATTTCATACCAGCGCTCAACTAATTCATTAAGTGTTACCGCACTAACACCCAGCCCCGTATCTTGCTTATTCACCATCATGCGGCGTTCGTATGAAAGTGCTTCGCCTTTAGTGGCAAATTGTTTACGTATCCGTTTACCGTCACGGCCATAAGGGAAGCATTGGCAAAGCCATTTTCCTGAAGGGAGCTTACTAACTGCCATCAGTCCTGCACCCACTTCATCATAATCATTAGCATCATGGCGGTTGATTTAACACTTTGATTAGTAAAAATTTCTTTATTCTGAATTGGATCTGATTCTGGGGCAAAAGCATCATCAAGCTGTTTAGCTAGTTCACTCGCGTAAGGCTTAAAATCATTTACCGATTTTATTTTCCTATTAATCTCAGGCGCTAATAGCTCTTTGCTGTATACCCCAGCGATAAAGTCAGCACAAGTTGCAAGTTTGTTTTCCGGCGTGGCTGTCTGCCATGTAAGCGCATTGGCTTCATGCAGGGTTCCTCCCGCATACCAATTTTCAGCAAATGCGTTATTTGTGAATAAGGCAAAAATAAGAAACGTCAGTGACAATATCTTTTTCATCGCTAGCCCTCGATAAGGTTAAGAAGATAATTAATTAAGTATCACAATGTAAATAATTTGAGCTTAAGTTATTTACTAAATGTAACTATTAAAAAAGAAATTAAAAAACCTGAAGCAAATACACTCCCAGAAAATATCGGGTAGTGGCGAAATAGTTGCTGCCACGATAGGCGTTTTTCTGAGAGCGTCACTGTCGAAGAAGTTGCCTCTAAATATTGCTTTTCATCCAGCCACGAGAGAGCCTGTTGTAATTGCAAGCGCGTTAATTCAGTTAAACGCCCTGAACCAAACTGAATATGACAATATCGAATGAGTTGCTGCCTTTCCGATTCTTGTTGGGTATTTTTCAGGAGCAAATGTATTAAAGACTTGCTCGCCTCTTTCTCGCAATAACGATCACGTAAAGCCTGAAGATAACTATATGCAGCCTGATAGTGACTTACTGTCATTTCCTCAATGCTGCTAACACCAATCTCAGCATGAACCTTTTGCCAGATTGAAAACCCCTCTTCATGCCCGGTCTCAATAATTTCTTTTACTAGCTGATTTAACTGTTTTCGCTGTGCGGGTACTAGCGGGCGATTATCTATCTCTGTTGTAGGGATGGCGATATTCACAAAATCCCGACTAATGAAATTATCCGCAGTGATATTTTTCTCATGAAAATCACGGCCCGCCACCCTATTTTTCTCACCACTAGTCTCCATGCCTACCGCTCTCCCACTTTACTTTTTGTTCTCGTGAAAATCTCTACCAGCGATCCGCTGACCGGTACCACCTGTAACCTTAACTGTTGTTCCTGACTCAGGAGGATTACCCACGCTTAGTGCGGCAAATACAGCTTGCTTAACTGCAAGAGGCGCAGAACGGTAATAGCTGATCAGCTCCTCCTCATCCTTTGTTAGCGCCGCCACGGAACGAACACCTGTGACAACGAATTGAACATCAACACCCACTCTTGAAATAGCCTCAAGGTAGAGAGCATCAGGCGCACGTCCCCCTTGTTCGTACTTAAGCTGTGCTAATTTTTTAACGCCACCAATCTCGCCAAAGGCCATTTGGCTAAGACCAATACGTTCTCTTTCCTCTCGAATCCGCTCACCGATATTTGAATGCATACAAAAACCCTTGACAGATATTCATTTGAATACCAAAATACAACTCACAGACACTTAGTGGATCACAATATACCATTATGAAACAAGTCGAACATGATCAACGCTCGCGATTACCGAAAGGAATCGCCTCAAAAAATCCTACCCCCATGCGTTTATCTGATGGTGAACGCTCTGAATTAGAAGCACTTGCAGCAAAAGAAAGTCGTTCAATTTCCAGTATGGCCCGCCTAGTTTATTTGCGCGGTATCGCTGCTATTCAGGCTGATTGATAAGGGGAAATTATGGGTAATGTCACCATTAATATCACCGTACCCACGGGCTATGTCTCTCTGAAAGAGTATGCCGTAATGACTGGTATCCCTTTCGCTACCTGCCGGGGAATGGTGCGTGATGGCCGGATTATTATTCGTCCGAAAATTAAGGCTGGTGACAAAGTTGAAGTTAATTTGGTCGCTATGTTGAAAGATGCCATAGCCAATAGTTAGGGGAAAATACAATGTACGCCTTAACCATTATTAGCCGCCATTCATCTGCCTACCGTGGCTTTGTAATTACTCATCGCCCAAGAACAGTTATTAACCCTATTGCTCGTTATGAAGTATTTCTGGGTGAACAATCTTTCGGTTTACTTGACGCCCAAGCACTTGCAACGGGCTTTATCGATCAGTTGTACACCGAACGTGAGACGGGAGTAGCAGCATGAAATCACCTTGCCTACAGATAGCTAACGCCATACTGCAAACACACAGTGCTGATATGGCCGAGTTAATCAATCGCTCAGTAGGGAAAAATGGAATTTATTCATTAAGAGAAAATCTCCACGCCCGCGAGAAAAAAGCTATTACCAGCAATACCATTGCGGGCTTAAGCATGATTACCGCCATAGCGTGGCAGTTAGGTGAGAACGAATTAGCCACTTTCCATCAACTGAATGCCGCAACGCAGCAATTTCGTGAGTCAGGCGTAATACCTCAATTTTTCAATGAAGAGGTGCTGACATGCCGGGGCAACTAATTGAATTGACCGGAGGGGCATTAGTCATGCTGATAGTGCTGGTCTGGATTGCAGTGTTGTCTGTCCGCGCCGTAATTCGTGATCACCGCCACCGCACCAGTATCAAAAAAGAAGTAGCACGCAAAGCGCGTCTGTAAGTTTAAACCGCATTAATTGTTCTCCCGTGAGGTGCGAATAATGGAGCAAATAAATACCGATGAATCACCACTCGCAATGCAGGAATGGAATCAAAAAGTAGGTTTACGGCATTTAGACCGCATAAAGGAACTATTTAAAAAAGATCCAGATGAAGAGTTTGAGCGACGTTTGGAATCATTAAGTCGGGGAAAAACCAAAGGAATTATTTATTATGCAGCAGGGATAAAGAAAGACAGTCACGAAAGAAAATTTCGTGAGTTGGAATATCACGAAAGAAAAGCAGTGCGTAAAGCTGCTTTGGATTTATGGGTTGATTTAAATTCAATTCCAAAAGACTTATTATAAATAACTTTTAGCGGGTTATTAAATATGGCGCATTTATCGCGTCGGGATTCCTATTATCTAAAGTTAAGGACTCGAATATGACGAGTAAGAAAATTGAAAACGCTGATTTACTCAATGATGCCCTGATAAATGAACGTAGGAAACAAGCAATACTGACCTCTGAGCTTCTGGAAAATCTGGCGAATGTCATTATTGCTCGTGCTTTATGCGTTAAAGAATCGGTGGAATTGCTGCGCCAGGAATCCGATAAAATCCAAAACCAAATAAATGAGTAAGCGGCCGATGACAATAAATCGCTCCCCGCTGAAATGGGCAGGTTCAAAGGCTCGTATTATGCCAACCTTACTTCAACATTTGCCAACCGGTAAACGACTGGTAGAGCCGTTTGCTGGTTCCTGTTCTGTAATGCTGAATACAGATTATGATGAATATTTGATAACGGATATCAATGATGATCTGATTAACTTCTATGAAATCGCCAAAAGAGAAACGAGCGACTTAATCAATGTAGCTTCCTCACTGTTTCTTACGGCTAATTCCCACGAACAATATTATATTTTCCGCAAAATATTCAATGCACGAAACCGTGATGATATATCCAGAGCAGCAATCTTCCTTTACCTAAATCGCCACTGTTTTAATGGTATTTGTCGCTATAACCAACAAGGGCAATTTAACGCCCCCTATGGCAAGTACAAAGCGCCCTATTTCCCCGAAGCCGAGATCCGTTTCTTTGCTGAAAAATCCAAGAAAGCGACCTTCTTATGTTGTGATTTTTCCGAAGCACTGGAAATGGCTGTTGCGGGTGATGTGATTTATTGCGATCCGCCTTATATCCCAGTATCCAGCACTGCTGAGTTTACCCATTATCACACCGATGGTTTTAGCGCTGATCAGCAATTTCGTTTAGCCCGCCTACTGGCAAGGGCCGCTGAAAATGGTTGTCACGTTGTTGCATCCAATAGTGAAACCCCTATCACCCGCGATCTCTATAGCCGCTACACTCTCCACTCGATTACGGCTCCGCGCTCTATCAGTTGTAAAAGTAATGGCAGAAAAAGCACCGGGGAAATTATTGCGACGATTCCGGCACAATTAGATGAGTGAGCGCGCTAGTAACCTCATGGCTCCCACATCACCGCTGCCTTATCCGGGCAGCGGTGATGTTTCTATTAAATGGGCATATCCGTGGAATGCCCCTCGCCCCGCGATTGGTGGCTACCAATCTTTAGCGCCGGTCGCCGTGGTAGAGAAACCAAAATCGCACCCACTGGTTATTCGCTATATAAAACGCCTGAATGCACTGGGCTATACCGAACTACGGGAGCCTAATCAAACCTTGCTCAAGATGCGTAGGGAGCGCTCCGAGCTTGAACGCGCAATCTACTTCCGCGATAAACAGCAATGGGCGGATTCACCACAAGGCATAGAAGCCCGTATTGACGAGCAGCCTATTTTTATTAAGTCTCACTTTCAAAATAAAATTAGATGGTTACGTGAAAATCATGGCGATAAACATACCAATGCATTCTTAACCGGCACCGGCAAGAATGCATTGGTACGTCTGGATACCGTGCGTGAATATCAGGGCGTTAGCCAAGGACATATTTCTGAGCTAATGGCTTATTTTCAGGGTATCTATAGCCACCTTGCCGAACTGAGCAAGCGCCGGGTTAAGTCACTGGCGAATGATGTTGCTGGCCGTATCAATGAGATGTTCTGCACTGAGGTATCAACACCCACCGAAGAAACGCGCACATTATCTGATGCCGAGCTATTGACCATTTATCGCAATATTGCGCTTGAGGTGTGGTCTTTGCGGGTCAGGCCGCCGCACTGGCGCGAGTTGGGGCCGAAGCCCAACCAACCAGATGAGCCAGTGGATCGCACGATTTACTATTCCGCTATTGCCCGATTGATAAACCCCGACTGGTGGGAGCGTAAATTGTGGCGGCTGCGTAATGATTGGCGAGAGAGTCAGTTACGCGCCGCAGGCATGATCCACAAACGGGCCGCACCTTATGTCAGCAAAGAAGCATTGGCCGATTGGATAGAGCAAAAACGCCGCAACCGTGAATTCTTCAAGCGGCATGAATTGATTGATGATGAGGGTAACACCGTTTCTTTAGAGGCAATGGTGGATGCCAGTATCAGCAATCCGACTATTCGCCGTCATGAGTTAATGGCACGCATGAAAGGGATCGAACTGGTCGCGCAGACGCGTGGTGATGTTGGGGTGTTTTACACCATTACTTGCCCGTCTAAATACCACGCCAACAACCAAAGCGGCCACGCTAACCCAAAATGGAATCACAACACGCCACCACAGGCGCAAGCCTATCTTACAAAGTTGTGGGCTAACATCGGTTCAAAACTGGGCCGTGAAAATCTGCGCGTTTATGGTTTTCGTGTTGCCGAGCCGCATCATGACGGTACACCGCACTGGCACTTACTGCTATTTATGAAACCGCAAGAACGCCACGCCATCACTGAGATTATGCGCGCCTATGCCGTCAAAACTGATCGCGCCGAATTAGGTAAGCGCACCAGCGCCCGGTTTACCGCTAAGCGGCTGGATCCTAAGAAAGGCAGTGCTACCGCCTATATCGCTAAATACATTAGTAAAAACATTGATGGTTACGCGCTGGATGGCGAACTAGACCATGAAACCGGCAAGCCGCTGAAAGAAACGGCCCGCTTCGCTATGGCTTGGGCGTCACGCCACCGTATCCGCCAATATCAGCCAATAGGCACGCCACCGGTTACCGTCTGGCGGGAGCTGCGCAAGCTGAGTAATCAACTGGTCACTACGCTCAAGATTTCCGGCACCTATCAGCGCGGTAAGCCGTTATTAGTCGATCCGGCAATGGATGCCGTCACCGCCGCCGCAGATGCGGGCTGCTTTGCTACCTACATCATGAAGCAAGGCGGCGTACTGATCCCGCGTGAGGATTACACCGTGCGCATTGCCTATCAGGACAATGAACAACCCAACGCCTACGGTGAAATCACCGAAAAGATTTTCGGCATCTATTCCCCGCTGTTAGGGGAAGCATCCCGCATTTGTACCCGCTTAAAAAGCTGGAAGATTGTCGCCTGCAAAAAGGCGAAACCCGCCGTTGCCGTGGGGGTTGATGTTTTTCAGGACGGCCCCGCCGTCCCTTGGAGTTCTGTCAATAACTCTCCGCTAGAACAAAAAACAAGCGAACCGGATGAGGTAATAGACAGAACATTAGAAGAAAAAATAATCGATTTCACCGCGATCACCGATGCAGAACGCCGGGCCTTGCTTCGCAGGATAAAAAGCGCGCCTGTAACAACAGTTAAAACTAACGCATTGACGCTAGCCGAGGAATTGTCACGCCAAGCATCAGCCGAAAAAGCCGCTCAACGGCGAGAAAAAACCGCACGGCTGGCACCTGTGACAACAAAAATCCGCGATTTTGCGGAGTCAATTGGACTTTCCATCAGCGAACAGCAGGCGCAATCACTGGCTTGCGGCGCAACGTTGACCATCGGCGGCCAGAACTGGCGGGCAAGAGAGGATTGTTGCTTGTATCAGTGCCAACCAACCACCGGCCAACGGGCATTTAGCGTGATGAGCCGGGTAGCAAGATTACGAGAGGGAATAATCAGTGAAAGCCACCAACATTAATTACACCGACACCATTTGCACATTATTAACCGATGAACAGCAGGTTGCTCAAATGCTGGGTGATGCATGGAATCAATACTTACTGCTTCCGATTGAACATCCATCTGAGCGTGATGAGTTCTGCCGAGCCATTCATGATTGCCAGAGAATCATATTAGCCCGCCCGGCAATTCGTGGACTGGCGGAAAAAGGTTCGGGGTACAAAAAATGACAACAGCAAGCGAACGTAAACGCGCCCAGCGCCAACGCGATAAAAAATTTGGCATAACTACTCTTACTCTGCGTTTGGATGCGCAGGAGTTGGCTATGGTGCTGGAGGGATGCGAACAGCGCCGCATTGCTCGCCAGCCTTATGAGGTGACCGAGTATTTAACCAGCCTAATTCGCCAGGATAATAAGCTACTGCATAAACAACTTACCGAATTGAGGAAAAGTAGCTGTAAGCGGTGCGGGGATACGCTGCCAGGTGATAACGCTGGTTGCTGCTTGCAGGGGGATTCGGAGTGTTGGCAGACATTGGGGTACAGGCGATTGATGTTGGATACATTCAATTCATCTGGCTGATAACTGTATAAAAAAACATGTTTTTATTGTGGCATTAAATGTATTAACCGTTGCTTCACCTGACGGAATACTGTGGTGGAGCACGATTAAATCTGACAGTCGGTTAAGATCGGGGTGCGGATGTACCTCTGTTTGAGATACACAAGAGTAAAATATTTTTAACGCCTCATATAGTTAAATTAATTACATCTAAAGGATTAATTTCCATGGTGGAATAGTGGTAATATATGTGGCTATTCCTCACATTTATAGGACAGGGTATGAGTAAAGAAACTTTAGATACAGCTCATGCAATTTTGGAATTAAAACAACCAGTTGGTATTTTTAAGGACTATTTATTTCCTATAAGTATGTCACTTTTCTCTGCACTTGTTGGTGGTTCTGTTGCATTGATAATTAACGCAAAACAGGATATACGAAGGTTAGAAAGAGAGAAGTTTTATAATGCCAATCGTCTTATTTTTAATGTTTTTGAAGGTCTTGGAAACCTAGTTACAATTAAGTCAAATTATTATGAATTAAACTCTGACAATCCTTACCTTCGTGTTTTTGAGTTTCCTGAAATTCTAATAAACTGTCACCCAATTAATATTGATCTATCAAATTATGCTTTTATTCGTGATACTCAGACTTGTAATTTTACATTATCGGAAAAGCTGTTGCGTTATTTTTTTAACAGGTTATTAAGGAGACCTTTCAAGACACCAAGTAAAGAGGAGTTAGGTAAAACATGGCGCAATTTATCTAGAATTGGCGCAATGTTATCTAACTATAATACAATCCTTCATCATATTGAAAAACGTAATAAACTTGATGATGTGGCGCGCGAAAAGTTGTTAACTTACCTTGAATCTCATCCACCCAAAAGTGAAGAAGCATTAACAGCCGCTTTTCAGGCATGTTTAGGTAAAAAACAATCTCTAAATCTTATTGATTTAACTGAGTTAACAATATCACTTATTGACCATGTTATATTAGAAATGGATAGTTTTATTAAAGACTTTCCCAATATAGCAGAAAGTAATATTGAATTATCCAAAGTCGAAATGAAAAAAAGATTAATGAGAGTCCATAATGATCGTCCAATGTATATTCAATGTTTGAAGCCGCTGCTAAAACCTAACTTCGCTGAGCTTGCAGTAACTTTCGGCCAAAGCTTAAAAACAATTGAACACAGATATACACTATCACAATGGTACTAATAGTTTATTAGATTAAATAATATTAACTTAGGTACTAAGATGCATAAAATTATTGTGTGGTTTTATTAGCTCTTAGGTTGAATCTAAAATTATATTAAGAATGGTGGAACTATATTTAATGAAGTGAGGAGTATCGCAAGCTAAAAAATGCGTGAATCCAGAATTGGCTTGTTACCGCATCGTAGGACAAGGGTATGGCATTAATCTGAACTATTTCTCGATCGCAGCAATGAGCGAAAAACGGACCTAATATTGTGTGTGTTAATCAATAGGGAGTCAGTCATTCCAGCCACAACCCTAAACAGCTTTGACCTCAGGCCCCCAATTGAAAGCTAGCATCCATTAGCCTCATACTAGGAGTTAAGCATAAATGGGGGGTTCTAAAAAACGTCCTAACAGGAATATTAATCATATGAAAGTAAAGTACTTGTATGGAAAATATGAGTTTCTTGCTGAATTAATTGAGGGTAGATCGGGTATTCGCTTCAGTGATCTAAGTCACTACTCCAGATTAGAAAATGAAAAGATGCGGGATGATGAGATGAATAAAGTATTCATCCCGAGAAAAGAAGAATTAATCATTGAAATCAACGGATATCGACTCGACAACAATGATTTTGCAAGCGACCCTACATTCAGCGTTACACCGAGGCATTGCTACTGCCTTTGCATGAGCAACACAGGAAATAATGAAGGACTTTACCGAGATTTTAAAGCCGATACATGCATAGCATTCCATGTAGATGAGTTAGAAAAACGCATAGCTACTAGCAATGAAAAATTCAAAGGCTCCCATATTGTAGGCAGTGACATCACTTACTACGACCAAAAGACACTGCATGGGTTAGATAAATCTCCTGAAAAGCTAGTATTTTATAAGCCTGATTTTTTTGCACATGAGTCAGAGTACAGAATTGCATGGTTCTATCCTCTGAATAAGACTGGATTCTTATCTGATGGCAGAACAATACCTTTCCGGTTTGAAAATGAATCATCCCACCTGTTTTTCTTCCACAAAGAGAAAAGTTTTATTACAGACTGCATAGTGGATGTGTACAGGAAAAGCTAGCTAAAGGCTGATTATAAGATGCGTAACGCCATTTAAGCCGAAAAAATCTGAGTACATGCGTTTATGGGGGGTAATGCCACATATGTGGATACATGACGTTGCCAACCGCCCCCCGTTCCGCGCGCTCCCCCGCCCGCGCTTTGTGTGACTAAATATTCAGTTTTTATGCAGTTAGAAAAATGCTAAAAACCCAGTATTGGCGCGGCTTAGATAATGATTAAGGGGTGAATAGAATGATGCGGATTGTTGCGTCTTGAACTTGCAGGGCTGTAGTGGCCAGCTTACTAAACAATTTGAGTAATTATCACAGATTTTCGAGGTGGCCGTAGCGGCTTGCTCTTTTAAAATCGTGACATGGCACAGAAACAAAATCAAGAGCCTTGTGACATGTCACAGAAAGGAAAATCCGTGGGATGTGACAGGCAGTTCGGGAACACTTAGTATAAAATGTTGGGCAATTATTATTTTAAAAGGAATCTGACAAATGGCATCAATACTCTTTTCACTTTTAGGTGTACTTATAGGAACTATTGTACCTTTTGTTGTTTATCGACACACGGTGTGGAAAGATAAATACAAATTGGACATCGAATTAATTTCTGAGTATGAAAAAAAACCATGTAATAAATATCTGGTTGAAAAGCTGTTTTTCTGGTTAACAAGAGCGCAAGGTGTCACATTTAATGAAATTTGTTCATTATTAAACTCACAACATCCATCAAGATCTGTCTCGTTTTTTGAAAGTGCACGGTGTTATTTAAAGACTTGCCATATAATCAATGAAAATTCCGCCGTATATGCAAAGGGTTTTGAATCTAAAAGAGAGAGGATATTCCAAAAAACAAGTTATGTTGTTTTATATCTAATTAGTTGTTCTGTACTCGTCACTGCTTACACATTCATAACCAAAAATAAAATAATAGCCAATGCAGATATTTCTTACTCAAACCTAACTTTAATTAATGAAAGTGGAAGTATTATACTTTGGGTGTTTTTATCACTTCTCTTTCTTGCGATTGCATTTCGCAGTTTATCTATTTGGAACAGCATTAATATGGCTGAAAAATTCATCGAATACTTCAACAACCAGCCCAATGAACTTCACAGCCCTATCGAGAATGAATCACCTATCAGCACAGAGCTTGATAGCGCTGAAACATCCCCGAACTAGTTAGCCCGCAGAAACCAATAAATCATAGGGGCGGAACCTCACCACTTCCTCCCCAACCCAGTCATTAATTTCCATCAGTCGCTCTTGCAAGGGGGCCAGTTCGTTGATGGCAAATACCCGTGCGGCTTTTTCCACATCACCAAAGCCGCCGGTGTTATTGGGTAAAATACCCATCAGTTGCGGTGGTACTCGCTGCATAGCGAGCTGGTCGTCGCGGGTGACATTCTTAATGCTGGCAAACTCATCTTTAGCCGCCACTTCTGCCAGTGGGATCACTTGTATCCCATCCTTTTTACCGGCTGGGGCGTACATAAACAGATTGCGGAAATTGCCCGGCCCTTTGGACTCTTTTAGCGCCTTGCGTAAGGCGTCGATATCCTCCTGTTTGTGGGCGGCGTCGTTCATATACAGGATAAATCCGGCGTGACTGCCATTCAGGTAATATTTGCGGCGAAAGAGTGTTGCGGCTTCATTCAGCCAAGTGGAGTTTAGCGAGGCGAGATATTCAGGAACGCCGTAGATCTCTTGGTTAATATCTGGGTCTAGCAGGTGAAAAACGCTATTTGCTTCAAAAGGGTGTGGGTTGGCATAGGATGAGACATACCAATAGGTGTCCGCCTCCACGCCTCGGCGGGGGTATTTGGCCGGGCTGGGTACCAGTTTCATGATGCCGCCCAGCCGATTATAGCGGGCCTCTAAAAACGAGTTGGCGAATACCAAAAAATCCAGCGCATAGCGGCTAAAATCTTGCTTTGAAAGCAGGCGGTGCGGCTCAAACAGGCTAACCAGTACATTACGTTTCATATAGATAGGCGAGCTGTGATGCACTGCCGCACGAAAGGATTTAGCCAGACCATTAAATGATACCGGCGGTTCATACCAGCGATCCATCACTGCGCATTCCAGATAATCCAGAATATCGCGCCGATCCATCATCGGGATCGGGTCGTCAAAAGTAAACGCCTCAGCTTGTGGGGGGCTATTGCTCGCCATAGCTGTTGTCACCTTGGCCGAGCGGGTTTTCCTGTTGCGTTTACTCATTAATATATCTCCATCACACTGGTGTTATTGCTGTTAATGCCCTCAAGAGGCTCATGGAATAAGGCGTGCATAATGGCCCATGCCACGTCGCCGTGGCTGACGTCTTTGGAGCGGTCAGTGACAAAGGTGGCGTTGCGGCCAGTGGCGGTCATGGTTTTGCGGATCGACATAAACGCGGTGGCGATATCAATGCAGCCTGCATCAAACTCCAGGCGGCCGCCCTGAATAATATTTTTGGCCTTATAAATCAGGTCAGCTTTCATTTCTAAGCTGTAGTGAATGGCGTTCACCGCCGGGAAGAATTGCCGTACTAATTGCGTCACGGAACGGCCCAGACCGGTATCATCAATACCGATATAAGTGACGTTATAGCGCTCGGTGATCTTTTTGATATTGCTGGCCTGATCGGCAAAATCCATCCCTTTCCACTGGTGGCGCTCCAACACCCTGAACTTACCGCCTGCCACCACTGGCGGCGCAATGACGGCGCAACCGGCACTATCACCGGTGCTGGCTGGGTCGTAGCCAATCCACACCGGCCGATCGCCAAACGGGCGCAGCGCCAGCAGTTTAACGTCTGTCCATTTTTCCCAGCTATCGACCATACAGCGCTGCATTTCGGCCAGTTTGAATGTGGAGGTGTTATCGTCAATAAAGCCGCACATAAACAGATTTTCGAAATCTTCCTCACTGTTTTCATTGCGTAATTCATCAATATCAAACAGGTCGCAGCCACCTTTCAGTGCATCTTCTATAGTGACAATTTGCCGGTATTGCTTGTCCTCACATAACCGGCCAGCCGCCAATCGGGGATAGCTAACATCAATTTCAATGCGTTTCTCTTTGGCCTTGCCTTTGTTAAACAGCGTGCCAGCCCAGAACGGGTAAGCCTCATGTGAGGTGCTGGACGGCGTAGAAAAATAGGTGGAGCGGTATCTTTTCTGCGAGGCCATGCCCGATGCGGCGCGGCGCAATTTTTGAAAGCCGGGTATCCAAAAATATTCATCCAGATAGAGATTGCCGGGGCGGCCCTGTGCGGTGCTGGCGTTGGTGCCGAGAAAGTGCATTTCCGCGCCATTGGGTAAAATAATCACCTCACCGCGCAAATCAACATCCACTTGGCGCGCTGCCGCGACAATATAGTTTTTAAACTGGTGCGCCTGCGCTTTGGAGGCGGAAACAAACATCTGGTTGCGGCCAGTGTCGAGCGCATCAAGCAGCGCTTCCCATGAGAAAAAGTAGGTTGCACCGACTTGGCGGGATTTTAAGAAGTTACGAATACGGAAATCAGGCGATAAACCGGCTTCATACCAGTTACGTTGGTAGTCGAACATGGATTCATTGAAAATATCTTTCAGCTTGGCAACCTGCGCCTCACTGAATACATTTTTCTGCGCAGCCTTGCGCGTTCCGCTGTTGCGCTTCTCAATATTGGGATTGAGATCGGCCTCATTGCCGCTATCATTGTATTTACCAATGCGGGCGTGGCGTTCGGCTTGTCGGCCCAGCAGATCAATCTCTTTGTAATCTTTGGCCTCCTTGACAGGTTTCATGATCAGGCGGCAATATTCCGCTGCCGTGGTCAGTTGCATCTGATCCAGTGGCCCGTAGGCGTCCCACTTGTCGCGGCGCTTCCAACTGTGTACCGTGACCGCTTTCTCACCGATCATTTCCGCAATTCGGGCAATGCGCAGCCCTTGCCAGTAGAGATACATGGCTTGACGGCGGGGATCTAAATCGGCATTGATAAGAACGCTTTCCATGTGAAATAGCCTGTTTTTTTGCTTAATCGCAGTTAATTACCGTTGATTGCAGCAAGGCTACCTATCCGCACCTCCCCCATCCCGCATTACGCTTTGTGCCAGCCATAGCACAAGAGCGCCTGATTGTTCCGTTTGCCGCCGGTCGCCAACATAGGTCACTACTATCGAATCAGACCGGAATCAATCACATGCCAATATCTAAGTTTTTCCGTGCCGTGGTGGAGGGAGCGACCAGTGATGGCCGCCATGTTCCCCGCGCCCACATCATTGAAATGGCCGAAAGCTACAACCCGGCATTTCGTGGCTCGCGTGCCAATCTGGAACATATCAAGAGCGTTTTACCTGATAGTCAGTTCCGCGCCTATGGCGATATCACAGCAGCTAAATATGAAGAGATCAGTGACGGGCCACTGAAAGGCAAATTAGCGCTGCTTGTCCAAGTGGATGCCACTGACGATTTGGTGAAACTGCGTCAGGCGCGGCAAAAGGTCTACTCCAGCATTGAATATATTGAGAAATTCGCGGATACCGGCAAAGCCTATCTGACCGGCATTGGTTTTACTGACACTCCCGCCTCATTAGGCGCTGAAATGCTGACATTCTGTGCGCAAAGCGAACATAGCCCGCTGGCATCACGCAAAAGTCAGTCTGACGCCATTTTTACCGAAGCTACCGAAATCAATCTGGAATTTGAAGCCGAGCAGGAATCGAAAACCAACCTGCTTACCACCATTAAAACCATGTTCACCAAAAAGCAAACCGGTGATGACGCACGTTTTAACGATGTGCATCAGGCGGTTGAGTTGGTGGCGCAGCAGGTTGAGGGGAAATTTAGCGCCCTTACCGCGCTGGAACAGCGGTTTTCTGAGCTAAAAACCGCCAATGATGCGACCCAGCAAGAGCTTGATGAGCTGAAAACCACGCTCAGTAAAACAGATGGCAACTTCTCCCAGCGCGAAAAATCAACCGGCAATGACAGCGCCATTCTGACTGATTGCTAACTCATTTCGCTTGCTACGTTAAGGATTTAATTTCACATGAAAAAAACCACCCGATTAAAGTACAACCAGTACCGCCAGCAGGTTGCTAGCCTGAACGGTTTGGACAATAAAGAGGATATCAGCGCGAAATTTACCGTTGAGCCGTCCATTGCGCAAAAACTGGAGACCAAACAACAGGAGAGCAGTGTTTTCCTGTCCAAAATCAACGTGTATCCAGTGGATGAGAAAGAGGGGGAAAAGGTTGGCTTAAGTATTGATCGCCCGATTGCCAGCACCACGGATACCTCGAAGCAAGAGCGTGAAGCCTCCGACCCTAGCGGTCTGGATGGGACAAAATACAACTGTACCCAGACCAACTTTGATACCGCGCTGCCTTATATCAAATTGGATATGTGGGCTAAATTCCCTGATTTTCAAACCCGCATCCGTGATGCCATTGTGAAGCGTCAGGCGCTGGATCGCATCATGATCGGCTTTAACGGCACTCATCGCGCGAAAACCTCCGATCATACCGTCAATAAACTACTGCAAGACGTCAACATTGGTTGGCTGCAAAGTATTCGCGACGATGCCCCAAGTCAGGTGATGGATAAAGTGGTCGATGAGCAAGGTAGCGTGATTTCGGCAAAAATCCGCATCGGCAAAGGCGGCGATTTCCACAATCTGGATGCGCTGGTGATGGCGGCCACCGATGAGCTGATCCAACCGTGGTTCCAAGAGGATACCGAACTGGTGGCGATTGTGGGCCGTCAGTTGTTGGCGGATAAATATTTTCCGATCGTCAATCAGGAGCAGCCCAACAGCGAAGCGCTGGCGGCGGATTTAATCATCAGCCAAAAGCGTGTTGGTGGTCAGCCCGCCGTGCGCGCGCCCTCTTTCCCGGCGAATGCCATCCTTATTACTCGTCTGGATAACTTGTCTATCTACTGGCAAGACGGCACCCGCCGCCGCCACATTATCGACAATCCAAAACGGGATCGCATTGAAAACTATGAGTCTGTCAATGAAGCCTACGTGGTTGAAGATTTTGGCTGTGTGGCGTTGATTGAAAACATTGAATTCGGTGATTTTTCCGTTCCGGCTGAGGGTTAATCCATTATGAGCAACCCTGTCCGCCGCCATCGGCTATTTGTGGCGGCTCAGCAATCGGATTCACTGAGCGAGGCGGCTAGCCTGAGCCATGCCAGCAACTACGAGCTGTTGTTATTCAAGTTGCAACAGGATATGGCCCAATTGGGCCGTATTGAGTCGATCGCCCGTAAAGCCGAGGTTAAGCAAGGCATGTTGCCCACCTATCAGCCGTGGGTGGCGGGTGTGCTGGCGAAAGATAGCGGCGAGCAGGATGACATTCTGATGCGCATGTTGATTTGGCATCTGGATGTGGGCGATATCACCCGCGCTCTGGATATTGCGGAGTATGCCATCAAGCATGATTTGGTGACGCCGGATAGCTTTAAGCGCACCACCGCGTGCCTGATTGCCGAGGAAGTGGCCGCCATTGCACAGCGCACCTTGACCGACCAAAAACCGCTGGATACCCCGCAGCTATTACGCGCCCAGCAAATTCTCACCGGTCAGGACATGCCAGATATGGTTTGCGCCCGCCTGCTTAAGTTTGTGGGTTATGCCCTGCGTCAGGACGCCGACAACGTTCTCGCACTGGCTAACCTGAAAACGGCGCTGCAACTGGACGATAACAGCGGTGTGAAAACCGATATCAAGAATCTTGAGAAGCTGATTAAAGCCGCCTCATAACCTTACGCCCCGGCGAGGGCGGCACGCTGACTAACCCAGAATATTGATTACTCTGGCAAAGCCAACGTCCACCGCCCGTTTATTTTGCGAGTGTCAGCATGGAAATCGTGATCAACGGCAATCAAAAACCAGAAGCGCCAGAACCGGTGGAGCCAATGGAAAGCACGGTTATCAAAAATGAGGGTTTCTGGCCGGATATCGATCTGAAACAGTACCGTGAAGAGTCGCGCCAAGACGGCACTCTCACGCAGCCGCGTGTTATTGAGGCGGCGCTGTTTGCCATCAATGAGGTCAATAATCGGCTGACGCTCTGGCGCTTAACCCAGCAACAGCGGGGCTACCTGTCACTGGCTGAGGTACCGGCGGAAAAACTGAACGAAGAGAGCACCCGTATTCAGTTGTACCGTACGGCGGTGTTTTGCCTGATGCAAGCCCGTTTAACTGATCGTTTTCGCGGTTTTGATACCACTGGCGCGGGCGGCAAACGGGCCGATTCACTGGAACCCACTATTGATAATTTGCGCCGTGATGCTGCGTGGGCGATTAACGATATTCAGGCGATCAACCGCATGACGGTGGAGCTAATTTAATGCGCATTCTGGCCCAGCAGTACGACACCGTTGACGCCATGTGCTGGCGCTACTACGGCCGCACCGAGGGGGTGACAGAAAAAGTGCTAGCGGCCAATCCGGGATTATCTGCTATCGGGCCAGTGTTACCGCACGGTTATCCGGTGGAGATGCCCGAAGTCAGCGCCGCTGTCACCACGCAAACCCTGCAACTTTGGGACTAATTGCACAATTCCCCATAGGGGGTAACGGATATGAAAATGCCAGAAAAAGATCCAAGTTGGATAGGTGCGCTATTGGACTTTTATTCTACTCACTCCACGACAATAAACGGCTTTCTAGTCGGTTCCATTGTGGCGTTTCGGCGCGTGATCTGGGGGGGTGGTAAGTTGCGCGAAGGCATTGGTGAGGGGGTGGTGTGTGGGCTGGTCGGCGTCAATATCGGCCCGGTCATCTCCCCGATGCTGATCCGCGCCATTGATGCCATTCCGTGGCTAAACGGCGCGTTAACCGAAGTTGCCGCCGGAAAAGTGGAAATCTTTATCAGCTGCTTGATCGGGCTAATCGGCTTGCAGGCTATCCGTGAGTTGGTGTTTAAAATTGTTAACAAAAAGGCGGGAACCTCTGATGCCAAACCATAAATTTATCTTCGGCAAGGCCAGCGAAAGCAACCTGAACGGCGTACATCCTGATTTGGTCAAAGTGGTGCGCCGCGCGCTGGAGCTGACCCCGATTGATTTTAAAGTGATTGAGGGCCGCCGCACACTGGAGCGCCAGCGCGAATTGGTCAAGGCCGGAGCCAGCCAAACCCTGAACAGTCGCCACTTAACCGGCCATGCGATCGATATCGTACCGCTGCCAGACGGTAAGGTCAGTTGGGAGTGGAAATATTTCTACCCGATGGCCGATGCGATGAAACAGGCCGCCGCCGAGCTGGGGATCACCGTGGAATGGGGCGGTAACTGGACCACCTTTAAAGACGGCCCGCATTTTCAATTGCCTGCCCGTCAATATCCGGGCTAACACCATGCCACTCTTCAACACCGCCCCGCTCGCATGGGCGATTACCGCCGCCTTACTGCTTGCCAGTGGCGTACAGACCTACCGCTTGTCTGAGGCTCGGCAAGTGGTGATTGACCAGCTGGCAGCCGAGGCGGCCAGCAAAAACGGCCAGCTTATCGCGCTGGCACTGACCGCCAATGCCAACAATCAGGCGCAGGCACGATTGCGCCAACAGGTTGCCAGTACGGATCAGTTGTTGGCGCAACGCAATAGCCAAATCAAGAGGTTATACCGTGAAAATGAAACCTTACGCCGCTGGGCTGATGCTCCCCTGCCTGATGATATTATCCGGCTGCGCCAGCGACCTGCCTTTACCGGGGCCGCAGATTACCGCCAATGGCTGTCCGAAGGTCACAGCCTGCCTGTTTCCGGCAGCCAGCCCGCGCACTAACGGCGATTTGAATGACGACATTGACCAGCTAGAGGCGGCTTTGCACGCCTGCGCGGCGCAGGTTGATACTGTACTGGCTTGCCAGCAAGGGGCAGCCAATGTTAAAGCCTGATTCGCTGCGCACCGCCATTTTAAAGGCGGTGCCGTACATCAAGCAAAACCCAGACTGCTTACATGTCTTTATTGATAAAGGGGCGATTATTGCCACGCTGGCCCCGTCATTATCGTTTGAGTATCAGTACACCTTAAATCTGGTGGTGACCGATTACGCTGATAGCATTGATTTGATTGTGGTGCCGATCCTGCATTGGTTGCGCACTAACTAGCCGGATATTATGGCAAATCCCGATAAGCGTCAGGATGGTTTCACCTTTGAAGCCGACTATCTGGATAATAAGGTTTGTGATATCAGTTTCGACATTAAACTCACTGAGCGAACCATTGTTAAGGAGCAGGACGGAACGTTAACCGTGACACATATGGAAGAGCCGGTGCCGCCGGAATATTTTGTCAAAAGTTACAAAGTGAATGTTGACGGTAAAACCGTGGCGGAGTGGGCCGCATGAATGACCTGCATGAGCTAGACCAAACCCTATCAATTTTACTGGCGCAATTATCCCCACAGGCGCGTGGTGCGTTTATGCGTCAGGTATCCAAAGAGTTACGCCAGCGCCAGCAAAAGCATATTCAGGCACAGCAGAACCCGGACGGCTCACCCTTTGTACCGCGCAAGAAGAAACGCCGCGATAAACAAGGCCGCATCAAGCGCAAGATGTTTACCAAGCTGCGCACCGCCCGTTATATCAAAAATGAATCCAACGCCGATGAGGCCGCCGTCACCTTTAGCGGTAAGGTCAATAATCTGGTGCGAGTGCATCACTACGGCTTGCGGGATAAAGTCACAAAAAACGGGCCAACGGTGAAATACGAGCGCCGCCAGTTGCTAGGCTTTACTGACGGCGATAGTGAATGGATTGGGGATCTGGCGTTGGAGTGGCTTGGGAAGTAATTTTATCTATTACTGTTAAATGAAGCTATTTCCTTATTCACAATTTTATCAATCCTATTATTGATTTCATTGATAGTATTGCTGCCTAGCCCATCTTTAGTTTTTTGAGAGGCAAATACGCGGATAAAGAATTTTATATGATGATAAGATTTTAAAACATCTTCATAATCGGACAGCTTAATGACATCATAACTATTCTCAGGCTTTTTCTTTAAAATCCTTGCATCACTTTTCTCAATATCTTTAAAATTATCCTCCATTTGAAAATCTAGCGCCCACTGCTCTCCAGAAAAATGCTCACTTAATACATCATTTATTAGTTTTGTTAGCTTTGTTTTTAATTTTTTACATTCCACATCGAATATATTTAAATTTGAAAATGTATGTTTTTTTTCATATATTTTTTTCCAAACATTTCTTTTAATAACATCATCAATAATATTATTGGCTGGTTCTCCTTTTGTTTTTTCTAATAGGTGAGCTAAGAACTTTTGATCTGAATGAAGTACGTAGAAATTTTGCATATTTTCAATGATAGTATTTTCATCTTTCAGTTCAATTGTATTTTGTAGCTTTGCTATTTCACATGCTTTATTTAGCATGGCTGATAATGCTCTATTGGTCTTATGAAAATAAACTTGGCTATAAAGACTACTTCTAGCATTAGTAAATTCCAATATGGAGTCCAATCCACTTTCTTTATAGGCTAAATGGACACGATCATTTATTTTTACAGGGATAAATGACATTAATAATCTTCCATAATCATAAATGCCATATTTTACACCTGAAAAATAGCTATCCCTTAATAAATAGTCCATTCTATCTGCATCGATGGGTGAGGATGAAATGATTGAGCCTAATAAAGGATAAATATTTGAATTACTTGGTTCATCTTTAAATTTATATTTTTTCTCAACAATTTTTATAATACTATCTGTACTTATTGATTTTATATTGTCCTTGTAAATTTTATCATCATCTAATTCACTATCCTTTTTTAAATCCTCGATTATTTTTATGATAAAAATACAGGATACTTGTTCATGCGTTAATATATCATCATCAGCATCAGCATCAAGGGATAGTATTCTATCATACTTCTCTTTTTCTTCATTAGTGCACTTATCTCTAAAGTCTTTTTTTTGCATTGCGAAACTATCAAATTGATGAGCTAGAGGGCCATGCCCTACATCATGTAGTAATGCAGCGATACGAAGTTCTTGAATAGTGTTACTTTGCAGATCTTGGATATCTAAATATAAGGTTACGTTTTCTTTTTTTCTCACATATATGGATGCATTTAATTGCATGGTTTTTATTATTTCGTATGCTAAATGCATTACACCAACAGAGTGCTCAAATCTTGAGTGCATAGCTGATGGAAATACTTTATACAAAAACGTATTTTGTCTAACATCTCTTAATCTTTGGAATAAAGGGTGATCTATTATTTTTTTTTCAAGTTTAGTAATCCTGATAACCCCATGGATTGGATCAAGAAACTTGCCTAAAAGTAGCTCTTCAAAATTACTCAGTCCCATAGTTACTTCCTTATTAAATTTATAGTTATCAATTTTAATTATTAGCTTGATAACATTATTGAGGTGAAACCATCTGCTCATCAATTGAGCGGTTAATTACAATTAAGCATAGGTAATGTAACTATAACTTACAGATTGTAAAAGATAATAAAATACTAACCAGTAACAATAAAATATTCTCCATTAGTGTATTTCCTTTGTGCCATCCCTCACACAAAACCCATCACATGCCGCGCGCGCCCGTAGGCGGCACACTGGCCGCATGAATATCCTTATTGCTGGCCTTAAACGCCTGTTGGCTAACATTATCCGCATTGGCATCGTCTCAGACGTCGATCTTGCTAACGGATTGTGCAGAGTCAAGATAGGCAACCTTGAAACCGATTGGCTCAATTGGTTAACCCTGCGCGCCGGTCGGGTGCGTTTTTGGTCTGCGCCATCAAAAGGTGAGCAAGTGATGGTACTCAGTATTGGCGGTGAACTCACCACCGGCTTTGTGCTGCCTGCCATCTTTTCGGATGCCAATCCAGCGCCGTCACAATCAGCGGATGGCATGGTGATCACCTTTCCTGATGGTGCGCGATTTGAGTATGAGCCGGAAACCAGCCACCTAGCGGTAACCGGAATAGCCACGGCAGTGATTGAGGCCAGCGAGGCAGTCACTGTCACCGCCCCCAATATCACCTGTACTGCCTCGGTCAAAATCACACTGGATACACCAGAAGTGGAATGCACCAATAACCTGACTACCGCCACCTTAGAAGTGAAACAAGGCGGCAAAATGAGCGGAAATATTGAGCATTCCGGCGGCCTGTTCTCATCCAATGGGGTGGTGGTTGATAAGCATGACCACGGCGGCGTGCAGCGTGGTGGCGATTGGACTGAGGGGGTTAAATGACCAGCGATAAATATAGCGGTATGAACCGCAACACTGGCTTGCAGATCGACGATATTGACCATATTCGCCAATCAATCAGCGACATTCTGACCACGCCGCAAGGCACGCGGGTGATGCGCCGTGATTATGGCTCACTGTTATCCACCCTGATCGACCAGCCACAAAATCCCGCTCTGCGCCTCAAAATGATGGCGGCGGTGTATGGCGCGGTGATGCGCTGGGAGCCGCGTGTGACTTTAAATGCCATCAGTATCACCACCCAGATTAACGGCCAGATGATAGTGGATCTATCCGGCAGTCGCACCGATAGCGATAGCCGGTTGAGTTTGGTCGTACTACTAGGAGGCCAATAATGGCAATCATTGATTTAAGCCAGTTACCGGCCCCGCTGGTGATTGAGTCACTGGATTTTGAAAGCCTGTTTGCCATACGCAAAGAGGAATTTATCGCCCTATATCCGGCTGACCAACAAGACGCCGTGCGCCTAACGCTGTCATTTGAGTCGGAACCCATAGTGAAACTGTTGCAGGAGAGTACCTACCGTGAATTGCTGTTGCGTCAGCGTGTCAATGAGGGGGCGCAGGCGGTGATGGTGGCTCATGCTATCGGCAGTGATTTAGATCACCTCGGCGCAAACAATGGTATTGCGCGGTTGACCATCACAGCGGCCAATCCAGACGCCATCCCGCCCACTGCCGCAGTGATGGAGTCTGACGACGATTTCCGGGTGCGTATCCCGCAGGCTTTTGAGGGCTTGAGCGTGGCCGGGCCAACCGGCGCTTACGAATATCACGCTCGTAGTGCGGATGGCCGGATTGCTGACGCCTCCGCCATTAGCCCGTCTCCCGCTTGCGTTACCGTTACTGTGCTCTCTCGCGAGGGGAACGGCGTAGCCGCACAAGATTTATTGGATAAAGTTTTTACCGTGCTGAATGATGAGAACGTGCGCCCGGTGGCTGATCGGTTAACCGTCAACTCCGCCGATGTCGTGGAGTATCAGATTGACGCCACGCTCTATTTTTATCCGGGGCCGGAAGCCGAGCCGATTCGCGCCGCAGCCGAAGCCCGATTGCAAAGCTATATCAGCACCCAGCGCCGGTTAGGCCGCGATATTCGTCTATCAGCTATTTATGCCGCGCTGCATGTTGAGGGGGTGCAACGGGTGGAGCTGGTCGCGCCGCTGGCGGATGTGGTGCTGGATAGAACGCAGGCCGCTCACTGCACCGGTTATACCTTGACGGTGGGCGGTTCCGATGAATAAGCGCTTATTGCCAGTTGGCTCTACCCCGCTGGAGATCGCCGCCGCACAAGCCTGTGCACGTATGGCAGATATTGAGGTGCCATTAAGCAAACTGTGGAACGCCGATACCTGCCCGCTGGCATTGCTGCCCTATCTGGCGTGGGCGTGGTCAGTGGATCGCTGGGATGAAAAATGGCCGGAAGCGACTAAACGCTCAGTGGTGAAAGCCGCTTACATCGTGCATAAGCGCAAAGGCACTATTGGCGCGATTCGGCGTGTGGTGGAGCCGCTCGGCTATTTGATTAAGGTGATTGAGTGGTGGAAAACCAACGAAGCTCCCGGCACTTTTCGTCTGGATGTTGGCGTGCTGGAGACCGGTATTACTGAGGAGATGTATCAGGAGTTGGAGCGGCTGATTGATGATGCCAAGCCGTGCAGCCGCCATCTGATCGGCCTGTCGATTAATCTCGATGTAAACGGAACGATCCCCATCAGCGCCGCCAGCTATGACGGCGACGAAATGACCATTTACCCCTATCTACCCGAAACCATTACCGTCAGCGGCCAAGGCTATTGCGGCGGCGTGGTACATCTGATTGATGATATGAGAGTGAACCCATGACAGTGAAATATTTTGCGCTACTGACCAATTTGGGGGCGGCCAAGCTGGCAAACGCGGCCGCTCTCGGTACCCCATTACAGATTACACAGATGGCGGTGGGGGATGGCGGCGGTGTATTACCCACCCCTAACCCGGCACAAACTCAGCTTTTGGGTGAAAAACGCCGCGCCGCATTGAATTCATTGAGTATTGATGAGGCGAATAGTAGCCAGATTATCGCCGAGCAAGTGATCCCCGAAACGGATGGCGGTTGGTGGATACGCGAAGTTGGCCTGTTCGATAAAGACGGTATTTTGATCGCCATTGCCAACTGCCCGGAAACCTACAAGCCCCAGTTGCAGGAGGGCAGCGGCCGTACGCAGACCGTGCGTATGGTGCTGATTGTTAGCAGTACCGAAGCTATCACGTTAAAAATCGATCCGTCGGTAGTACTGGCAACGCGTCAATATGTTGATAAAAAGGTGGATGATAAGGCGATTGAGGTTAAGCAGTACGCCGATAAGTTGCTGGCTGATCACGAAAAGTCACGCAATCACCCGGACGCATCGTTAACCGCCAAAGGTTTTGCAAAATATAGCAGTGCCACAACCAGCGATAGCGAAGTGTTGGCCGCCACACCGAAAGCAGTTAAAACCGTAGCGGATAATGCAGCTAAAGCATTAGATGACCACCAAAAAGCAGATAACCCACACTCGCAATATTTGCAGATGGGGCAATTAACCGGCGTAGTTGGCACCGCACGTAATGCCCGAATGAGTGTGACAGTGGCATCAGCAACAGCGACATTCACAGCGGAGGAATTGATTGTTCAGGCGGGGCTGGGTTGGCTTCAGTACAAATTAGCTGGATTTAATAAATCAGTTAATTTGGGGATTACTGGTGCTGGCGGCATGGATACAGGGAGCGCCCCGGCAAATGGATTTGTTGCGTTGTATGTCATTTACAACCCAACCACGCAGGGAAGCGCGCTGCTGGCCGTGAATGCCACATCGACAGTTGCGCCAGAGGTATGTGTGGGTGTAATGCCTACGGGCTATACGGCCTCGGCACTGGTGTCGGTATGGGGAATAACCTCATCATTATTCAGAATTGGTTTTCAATCCAATCGGCACATCGCAATCCCAACCACTAACATTTATTCAGTGTCTGGCGGAACAGTAACGCAAACAGTGTTAGGTGTTTCACCGGTAGCCCCCCCTAATGCCAAACAAATTGATATTGCCATTACCGCAAATGAAACCGTCGCGGGTAACGGTGTGGCGCTGAATATTGCCTCATCTACATCAGGTATCGGGCAGTTTGGCGCAGTTTCAACCGTTACAGGGCAAACAGCAACTGCAATTACCACCGGCACGCTGGCATTAATAGAAAGTCAGCGTCTTTACTTTTCAATGTCTAACACCAACCCCGGCACCTACATCATTGCAGGCCGAGGTTATAGCCTTTAAGGGGAGAATCATGCTTGTTCAATTTTCCGATGCAAAGAAAACACGCGTTATTGCTTATCTGGCGGGGCCGCAAGACCCCGATTATTTCCCCCATCAAGGAGAGATAGACACTGATGATCCTATGTGGGCGGCCTTTTATGACAAAGTACATATGTGGATGGATGGTTTGCCGGAGCCGGTGACACCTCAGAGCTAAAATAGATGGCCGCTAATTTTGGCGGCCATCTATGAGGCATCTAGTACCGTAATAATTAATTCTCTCTTGTGCCACCCCTCACACAACCCCCACCCACTGCCCCGCGCGTAGTTATCCGGCATCATAGCGAATGAACGCTTAACCGGAGAAAACCGTATGTCTGCAACCGATTACCACCACGGTGTGCGCGTCATTGAAATTAGCGAAGGCACTCGCCCGATCCGCACTGTCAGTACGGCGGTGGTCGGGATGGTTTGTACCTCCGATGATGCTGACGCCACCCTGTTTCCACTCAATACCCCGGTATTACTCACCGATGTGCTGGCCGCCAGCGGCAAGGCCGGTGAAACCGGCACATTGGCCCATTCACTGGATGCTATCAGCGACCAAACCAAGCCCGTGACTATTGTTGTCCGAGTGGCGCAGGGTGAAACCGAAGCCGAAACCACCTCCAATATTATCGGCGGCTCCACGCCAGATGGCCGCTATACCGGCATGAAAGCGCTGTTAGCGGCACAGGGTAAGTTTGATGTTAAACCGCGCATCTTGGGGGTGCCCGGTCATGACACCAAAGCGGTTGCTACTGAACTACTTGCCATAGCTCAGAGCCTACGAGCCTTTGCCTACATCAGCGCCTATGGCTGTAAAACCAAAGAAGAGGCTATTATCTATCGCGATAATTTCAGCCAGCGTGAAGCGATGGTGATTTGGCCGGATTTCCTCAGTTGGGATACGGTCACCAATGCCGAAACCACCGCCTTTGCCACCGCCCGCGCACTCGGCTTACGCGCCAAGATTGATAATGATGTTGGCTGGCATAAAACCCTGTCTAACGTCGGGGTGAATGGCGTCACTGGCATTAGCGCGGATGTGTTCTGGGATCTGCAAAACAGCGCCACCGATGCCAATTTGCTTAACAGCAAAGATGTCACCACGCTGATCCGCAAAGATGGCTATCGCTTTTGGGGTTCCCGCTCCTGTTCCGATGATCCGCTGTTTGCCTTTGAGAACTACACCCGCACCGCGCAGGTACTGGCTGACACTATGGCCGAGGCCCATATGTGGGCCAACGATAAGCCGCTTACCCCGTCACTGGCAAAAGACATTATTGAGGGTATTCGCGCCAAAATGCGCGAGCTGAAATCATTGGGTTATCTGATTGATGGCGATTGCTGGTATGACGACAGCGTCAACGATAAAGAGACCCTCAAAGCGGGCCGCCTGTTTATTGATTACGACTATACCCCGGTGCCGCCGCTGGAGGATTTAACCCTGCGCCAGCGGATTACGGATCGTTATCTGGCTAATTTCGCCGCCGCCGTTAATAGCTAAGGAGCTTAATCATGGCATTACCACGCAAACTTAAGTTCCTGAATGTATTCAATGACGGGAACAGCTATCAAGGGGTGGTTGAGTCCATCACCTTGCCCAAACTCAGCCGCAAATTTGAAGAGTTTCGCGGTGGCGGGATGAACGGCAGCGCCAAGGTTGATTTGGGGCTGGCTGATGGGGCGCTAGACGTTGATTGGACGCTGGGCGGCATAGAGTCCGAAATCTACAAACAGTGGGGCGTGACCAAGGTCGATGGGGTGTTACTGCGCTTTGCAGGTTCCTATCAGCGCGATGATACCGGCGAAACCCACGCGGTAGAAATTGTGATGCGCGGCCGTCATGAGGAAATTGACGGCGGCGATAGCAAGCAAGGTGATAACACCACCACCAAGATTTCCACCAAAAACACCTACTACAAATTGACGTGGGACGGCGAAGTGCTGATCGAGGTCGATATTGTGAATATGGTCGAAATGGTCAACGGCGTTGATATGCTAGAAGCCCACCGCCGCAATATTGGCTTGTAACATGGCGGAAGCCATCGCGTGGATAATTTCGCACCTAATTTCATTTTTTATCTTTTACTTTATTTGGAAAGTCATCATGAAAGACGCAAAAACAACAGAGACCGGCGCGGAAATTGATACTGTCGCACTGGAGCAAGACAAATTTAATGTGATCACGTTGGATGTGCCTATTGTCCGGGGTAATACCACTATTACCGAAGTCACGGTGAATAAGCCCACCGCTGGCGCATTGCGTGGGGCCAAGTTGCAAGCGCTGTTAGATACCGATGTTGATGCATTGATCCGGGTGTTACCTCGCATCACTACCCCCAATCTGACCGTGCCAGAAATCAGCAACCTTGATCCGGCTGATATCTACGCACTGTCTCAGGCACTGGCGCTTTTTTTCTTGCCGAACTCGGTCAAGTCCGACTTCCTGAACGCTTAACGGTTGACGATTTGGTAGCGGATATCGCGGTCACCTTTCACTGGCCGCCATCCGCCACCGATCCGATGACTGTCGGCGAGCTTTTAGAGTGGCGACATAAAGCCATTATCCGTAACGGGGGCAGTGATGAGTGATAAGAACCTCCGCTTGCAGGTTTCTTTAAGCGCCATTGATAAAGTTACCAAGCCATTTAAATCTATGTTGGCCAGCAATAAAACGCTGGCCGCTTCCATTAAAGCAACGAAAGACCAACTCAAACAACTGGATGCACAATCTGGCAAAATTGAGGGTTTTCGTAAGAATAAAGTGGCGGTTAATGGTACCGCTCAGGCACTGTCCGCTGCCCGAGATAAAGCGCGCCAGCTTGCCACCGAATTAAAAAACAGTGCCGCCCCCACCGCTAAACAGGCGAAAGAGTTTAAGCGCGCCAGTGAAGAGGCCGCCAAACTAAAGCAAAAATACCATGACTTACGTACTGCGCTGCATACCCAACGCACCGCATTGCAAAGCAGCGGCATTGCCACCAATCGATTAGGTCAGGCGCAGCGATCCCTTAAAGCCAATATCACCAGCACCACCGCCGCACTGACTGCGCAACAGCGCCGATTAGAACAGCAAGCCCAGCAACAACAGCGCCTCAGTGCCGCCCGTAATCGCTTTGATAGTAGCAACCAACGCAAAGCCATTGCCGCTGGATTAGGTTACACCTCGCTCTCCACTGGCCGTGCGATGGGCCGAGGGATAGCCGGAGCGCTGCATGTTGGCTATGAGTTTGACGGCATGATGAGTAAAACTCAGGCCGTGACCCGTATTCCTGATAAAAACGCAGCGGATATGCAGGCGATGCGCCATCAGGCCCGCACCTTGCCACTCTCCTCTAAATTTACCGATCTGGAAGTGGCTCAAGGGCAATATTTCCTTGGTCGCACCGGTTATAGCCCGAAGCAGGTATTAGGCGCGATGCCGGGGATGCTGAATCTGGCCGCAGCCGGAGATATTGATCTCGGTACTACCGCCGATATCGCCTCCAATATTCAAACCGCGATGGGGATCCCGGCGGAGAAAATGGATCGGGTGGCCGATGTGCTTACGGCGTTATTCACCCGCAATAACGTGGATATCCCGATGTTGGGCGAGTCTATGAAGTATTCCGGGGCCGTTGGCCGCGACGACGGTCAAAGTCTGGAAACCGTGGCCGCCTCTACCGCCATGCTGGGCAGCGCCGGTATTCAGGGCAGCCAAGCCGGTACCACTATGCGCAGTATCTTAAGCCGCATTGGTGGCTCCAGTACGGTTAAGGATTTAGGCGTCAAAACTGCCGATAAAAACGGCAACATGCGCGATATGGTTGATATTCTTAGGGATATTAATGACAAAACCGCCAAGATGGGCAACGTTGAGCGCGGGGCTATTTTTAAAAGCATTGCCGGTGCATATGCTGTCACTGGCTTTAGTGTATTGATGCACGCTGCCGGTAATGGCTCGTTGGATAAGATGCGCGGCAAGCCCGGAGAGTATGACGGCGAGGCGGCGCGGGTAGCGTCAACCATGCTGGATAACCTCAAAGGTGATATGACCATTCTGCACGCGGCGATGGAGAATATCAGCGTTGAATTATTTGAGAAAAATAATGATTGGTTACGCTCTGCCGCCAAAGGGATCAGCGAGTTTATGCACGGTGTGGCTGAATTCCTGAAAGCACACCCGCAGGTCAGTACCGCGATAGTGAAGATAGGTACCGTAGTGGCTATCACTACCGCCGCATTTGGCGCGCTGGCTATTGCTGCCGTGGGTATTTTGGGGCCGTTTGCCTTATTGCGCTTCACCACCTCGGTATTGGGCATTCGCTTACTGCCTCGCCTGTCGTTGGGCATGTCCAAACTGGCAAGCACTACCCCTATCACCACCCAACAGATCGGCAACTTTAGCCGCTCACTGCTTACTCTGTCTAAAAATGGCGGTCAGTCGGCGATTGCCACCCTTAAAGGGCTGGGTAATGGTCTGGTTAATGTGGTGCGTTCGCCGGTTAAATCCGGTATCAGCGGTTTTAAAATGTTGGGTAATGGCATTAGCTGGCTGGCTAAATCTCCGCTTAAATTCCTGCGCTTTGCCCTTGGTGGTCTGGGTAGCGTTTTCGGCATCTTAATCAGCCCGATTGGCCTGATTGGTGCGGCCATCGTTGGCGCTGGCTTGCTGATTTACAAGTATTGGCAGCCAATTAAGGCATTTCTCGGTGGCGTGGTGGATGGCTTTATGCAAGCCGCCGCCCCGATTAGAGAGGCGTTGAAACCGCTGGGGCCGGTGTTTGATTGGATTGGTGATGCGGTTAAAAACGTGTGGAGCTGGTTTAAAAAGTTACTGGAGCCGGTGCAATCAACCACTGCCGATTTAAACAGCGCCGCCAATGCCGGTAAGTCTTTTGGTCAGTTTCTGGCCGATGGCATTGATTTGGCAATGACCCCCCTCAAGGCGCTGATTTCATCCATTAAGTGGGTATTGGAAAAGCTGGATGAGGTGAAGCAGCGCTCCGAGAAAACCCGCGAACTGGCGCAAATGAATCCGGCGGTAGCCGCTGCCGCTGGCAACTACGGTATCACATGGAAGCCCGCGCCAAAGGGCAACAGTGCCGCTGATATCGCGGCTAAATATACCGGTGAATATGATAACGGCGGCACTATCCCGTTAGGTAAATTCGGTGTAGTCGGTGAGCATGGCCCTGAAATTATTAACGGCCCGGCGCAAGTCACAGGACGCCGCAATACGGCGGCAATGGCGGTTGCGGCTTCCATGTTATTCAGTGGCTATCAGGCCGCCGCCGCACCGCTGCACCCCTACAGTTTGCCTGCGTCACAATATCGCAGCGGCCAGACCAGCAACCCACAGCAAAATCAAACCAGCCATGCCGCGCCAATTATCAATATTTATCCGTTACCACAGCATGATGCACAGGATATTGCCCGCGAGGTGGCCCGCCAACTGGCGGCCTACAACAGCAGGGAACAGAGTAAATCAAACCGTAGCTATCAAGACCATGACGACTAAGGAGCAATAACATGATGATGGCATTTGGGATGTTTGTCTTTATGCTGCAAACCGTCCCCTACCAAGATTTTCAGCACCAAATGGCATGGCGTCACCCGTCAAATGCGCGTATTGGCTTGCGGCCTATCAGTCAATTTTTAGGGCCAGATGAAGAATCCATTACCTTATCCGGCGTGTTATACCCAGAGTTGACCGGGGGTAAAGCCTCGCTCATGGCCTTGCAGTTGATGGCTGATACTGGCAAGGCTTGGTCATTGATTGAGGGGAACGGGGCGATCCACGGCATGTTTGTGATTGAGAGTCTGAGTCGTGGCAAAAGTTTTTTTTTCCGTGATGGCTCGGCGCGTAAAATTGAATTCACGCTGACGTTAAAACGTACCGATGAATCATTAAAAGAGATGTTTGGTGATTTATCTCAGCAATTTGACGATATCGCCACTCAAATATCGGACACCGCCAGCGGATTATTATCATGACGATGATAGATAGCCTGTTAAATAACGGTCATAACGCACCGGATTATTCTATTACCGTGGATGGCATTGATAAAAGCGGCGGCATTAAAAAGCGGTTGATGTCGTTAACTTTGACCGATAATCGCGGCTTTGAAGCGGATCAGCTTGATATTGAACTGGATGATTCAGACGGTAAATTAGTGCTGCCCCGTCGCGGAGCAAAAATAGCGGTGGCGCTAGGTTGGCAAGGGGCGGCGTTGATTAATAAAGGCATATTCACCGTAGATGAAATAGAGCATAGCAGCGCACCGGATAAGCTGACGATTCGCGCCCGCAGTGCGGATTTTCGTGAAACGCTCAATATTCGCCGTGATCACTCTTACCATAAGACCACTATTGGCGGGGTCATTAAAATAATTGCCGAACGCAATAAACTCACGCCAACACTAAATAAAGCGATGTCTGATTTAGCTGTTGACCATATAGACCAAACCAACGAATCAGACGGTAATTTCATTACCCGGTTGGCGAAACAATATGGCGCTATTGCCGCGGTGAAAAATGGCAATTTGTTATTTATTCGTCAGGGCCAAGCGAAAACCGCCAGCGGTAAACCGATTCCGGTGATGAGCATTATCCGCAGCTTGGGTGACGGCCATCAATTTAGTATGGCTGACCGAGGCGCTTATACTGGCGTGGTAGCGAACTGGCTCAACACCCGCACCACCGAAAAACCAGTAGTTAAGGTAAAGCGAAAACGCAAATGTAAGGCGACCACTACCGCCAAGCCCAAAGAGCCAGAAGAGAAACAGGGTGAATATCTGATCGGTACTGATGAGAATGTGCTGACCTTACGCACCACTTACGCCAACAAACACAATGCACAGCGAGCGGCTAAATCGAATTGGGAACGGCTGCAACGGGGCGCGGCGAAATTCTCTATTCAGCTTGCAAAGGGGCGCGCAGATCTCTATCCCGAAGTACCAGTTAAAGTGACCGGATTCAAAAAGCAGATTGATGAAGCTGATTGGACATTGGTCACTGTGACCCATTCAGTGAGTGACAGTGGTTTTACTACTGCGCTGGAGCTAGAGGTGAAAATAGATGATTTGGATATGGAATGATGATTTTTAATCAATAATCACGCATAATTATCATTAATACCGACCATAGTCGGGATGATACCGGAGTCCGGATCATGTTCAATTGTCCTTTATGCCTCAGCGCAGCCCATACCCGCAGCAGTAGCCAAATCACCATCGAAACTAAAGAGCGCTATCACCAGTGCATTAATGTGAATTGCGGCCATACCTTTGTGACGATGGAAAGTTTTATGCGTTCAATATCGAAGCCCGGCGAGATTAACCCGGTGATGCCTCACCCGCAAAGTGGCGGTCAGGGGGTCATGTTCTGACGGCTGAAAATAAATTTATCTGCCCTGCTCTCATCCCGCTTTTGCGGGATTTTTTATGGCAGCAAAAAAACGATGCTGCCACCCTGCTGCCATTTTGCTGCCACTTGCCAAATCTCAGGCACAAAAAAACCCCCCCCCCGC